ATCGAGCAGCTGATCCTGACGGTCAACGTGGCGCTGCGGCGCGAGCTCGCGCAGCTCGAGTGGTTCACCGCCGGCACCGTCCCCGACGCGATCGTGTCGACGCCGAAGGAGTGGGGCGACGAGGCCACGCGGCGTTTCGACGAGTGGTGGCAGATCGCCATGGGGTCGACCGAAGACCGGCGCCGCATGCGGTTCATCCCCGAGGGCCAGGTGACGGTCCTCAAGCCGCCGCCCCTCAAGGACGAGTTCGACGAGTGGCTGGCGCGGGTAATCAGCTGGCTGTTTGACCTGCCCCCGACCTGGGCGGTCAAGATGACCAACCGGAACAGCGGCCAGGTGCAGGCAGAGACGGCGACCGACGAGGGCACGATCCCGTACATGCTCTGGTTCGCGGACTTCATGGACCAGGTGCTCGAGATCGGCTGGGACGCCGCCGACCTGATGTTCGTGTGGCAGGACGTCCGCGACCAGGATCCGGTCAAGCAGGCCACGATCCACCAGACGTACATCAACTGCGGCGCGATGCTGCGGAACGAGGCGCGCGAGGACCTGGGCCTCGAGCCGATCGAGGGCGGCGACGTGCCCACGATCACCGCGGGCCACTCGGTGATCCGCCTGCAGGACGTCGTCGACCCGCCCGCGCCGGTGGTGGTGGCGCCCGGTGAGCCGGCCGCCAGCGCCCGGGGTACGGGGGCTGCGGGCGCGCCGGCCGCCGGCGCCGCTGCGGCGGCGGGGAAGGACAAGGGCAAGGGGAGCAAGGAGGGTAGCGGGACGCGCGAGCCGACCGTGGCCGCGATCGCCACCGCCCCCGTCGGCTTCCTGCTGACCACACCCGCCGGCGACCCGGTCGCCGCGGCTGCCCCGCGGCTCGGGCTCGCCAAGGTGACGGCTGCCGACCTGACGCGCACGCAGCGCCAGCGCCTGGCGGGCCGCAGTCGCAACGCGCCCGCGACCCGGAAGCTCCGCCGCCAGCTGCGCGACCACGTGCAGGCGGCCTTTGCGGTTGTGCTGCCCCAGGTCGTCGACCAGGTCCTGGGGCACGTGGCCAAGGCGGTGCTGGCGCACGCGCTGCGCCCCACCCTCACCAAAGCCGAGGAGGACGACGCGGCACGGATCGCCCGCCAGGTCGACGCGGTGCTGGAGGCCCTGGACCTGACCGGCTTCACCGTCCTCATGGATCCCGCCGCGGCCCTGCTGATCGAGGTGGCGCTGCGCGGCGCAGTGCAGGGCATGCTCACCGTGCAGGCACTCGCGCCCGACGCCGACCAGGTCGCCGTGCCGGCCGACGACGTGCGGACCTGGGCCGCGGCGCGCGCGGCCGAGCTGGTCGGCAAGCGCGTGTTGCCCGACGGGTCGGTGATCGACAACCCCGACGCCGAGTATGCGATCACCGACACCACGCGCGACATGCTGCGCGCCGCGATCGCCGGCGTGTTCCAGGATGGCACCGACAAGGCCACGTTCACCGCCGAGCTCGAGGCCAGCTACGCATTCAGCGAGGACCGCGCGGACCTGATCGCGCGGACGGAGATCAGCAACGCGCTGGTGGGCGGCAATATGGCCGGCTGGCGCGCCAGCGGCGTGGTGACGGGCAAGGAATGGGTGCTGTCCGACCTGCACGCGGTGGCGGACGAGTGCGACGACAACGCGGCAGCGGGCGTGATCGGCATTGACGAGGTGTTCCCCAGCGGCGACGACCAGCCGGGGGCGCACCCAAAATGTGAGTGCGACCTGATCCCCCACGTGGGGGACGATACGGCCGCCACGGGCGGCGAGGAGGGGTAGCAACCATGGCGAAGCGCAGGGGCAGCAGGTGGGGGCGGGTGCTGGTGCTCGACCTGGCGCTGGTGCTGGGCGGTGCGGCGATCGCGTCCGCGTGGCCGCTCGTGTCGGCCGGCCACGGGTCGGTCAGCCAGCGGCCGTCGTGCACGGTGGCGATCCGCGGGCTGTCCTACAGCGCGCGCGACTGCAAGGCCGTCGACTGCAGCAAGGGCCACGGCACCTGGCAGTGCGACCAGGTGTGCACGGCGACCGGCTGGGTGTCGGGGCTCTGCGTGTCGAGCGCGGGCGTGGTGAGTCTCAATCCGACCACAACCACGACGACCGCGGCGCCGACGACCACGGTGACCACGACCTCGTCGACGACGACCACGACCTAGCCGCAGGCGGGTCTGCGGGCGCTCGCAGGGGGCGCGTGATAGGGGAGACACCGGAGCAGCAGCCGCGGGGAGCGGGGAGGGTGTGACGATGGGGTGGATGCGGACAGCGCGACGGGCGGCAGTGCTGGCGCTCGGCGCACTCGGGCTCAGCGCCGGCATGGTGCGTGCCGGCGCCTTCCCGGTGATCACGCAGCCGCCGGCCAACGGCGCGGCCGGGGATTACGAGATCATCAACGGCAGCTGTGCCGTGCCGCCGTGCGAGGGCGGATCGTTCTCGCTCATGGCCAGCGACAGCCCGGTGCTGCTAACCGATTGCACCGGTACGTGCCGGGTCACGCTGGTATGTCGGCCGCCCCACTTCCAGCACGATATCCTCGTGGCCGACTCGGGCACGCTCACCGACGCCGTCGGGGCGCCGGTGCCGATCCTGACGGCCTGCCCTTACTTGTTCCGGCGGATCACCATCTGCACGGCGGGCACCTGCAAGGTGCGCGCGCGCGTGCTCGAGATCCGGGGGAACTGGTAGCCATGCGGCCGCGCACGACGCTCGCTCTGGCGCTGGTCCTCGGGCTCGGGCTGTTCGCGCTACGGCTGGCGACGGATCTGGGCCAGTCGGACAGCGAGGCGCAGTACAATCGCAACGCGGGGGGCAGCGGGGGCAATGGTCCGACCGGGCCGACGGGGCCGACCGGCGCCACCGGCGCGACGGGACCTACTGGCGCGACCGGGGGCGCGGGCGCCACGGGCCCAACCGGACCCACCGGCCCGACGGGGAGCACGGGGGCGACGGGACCGACAGGCCCCGGATTGCTAACGACCCCATTCGCGACCCCCTTCGGGCCGGCACAGGTGGCGACCTCCGCGATGGTGGGCGGCGAACTCTGCGTCTGCCAGTTGGGGGTAACGCCGCCGCACGCCGGGATCGACAGGGTTGGGCTGGCCATGTCTCAGGTGGGGGGCGGCACCGTCAGCGAGGTTGGCGTGTTCTCCCTCAGCGGCGCGACGCGCTATGTGCGGGCCTCGCTGCGGCCCGTCCCGATCGGCGACGGCGGCCCCGCGGTGCTTGCAGCGATGGCCCCGGTAGGCGTCGGGACGGACGGGAGCGGCAACCTCTACATCGCGGACGTTGCGCTGAACGGCATCCGTCGCGTGGATCACGCAACCCAGACCATCACGAGCATCGCGGGACAGCCACCCACCTCGGGCTTTGCCGGGGATGGCGGCGTGGCGACGAGCGCCTTGCTGAGGACCCCGACGGACATTGACCACGATGGCAGCGATTTTTACCTGGTCGATCAGCAGAAGCTCGTCCGGAAGATCGATGGGGGCACGGGCATCATCACGACGGTGGCGGGCGACCTCGCGGCGAGCGACTGCACAGGCGTCGGCGGCCCGGCAACGAGTGCTGGTCTCGAACTGATCGAGGACGTGGCTCGCGATAATACGACGGGCGACCTCTACATCGGCGGCCAGGGGTGCCACGTCGTCTATCGAGTGGACGGCACGACCGGCACGTTGACCACGGTCGCGGGGACGGGGACGGGCGGCTGTACCGGCGATGGGGGACTCGCCACGGCGGCGCAACTGAGCACGCCCTGGGGGGTGATGTTCGCGGCCAACGGGGATATCTATGTGGTCGATCCGGGCTGCCACGGTGTCCGGCGGATCGACCACACGACCGGCATCATTGCGGCCTTTGCGGGCACGGGGACGGCGGGGAACAGCGGCGACGGCGGGCTGGCAACACTGGCGCAGCTGGACGTCCCGTATGCGATCGGTCGGAACAGCGTGGGGGATATCGGGATTATCGACGCAGCCGCCGCGGTCCTCCGTCTCGTCGACCACACGACGGGCATCATCACCACCCTTGCAGGCACGGGCACGGCCGGATTCTCCGGTGATGGCGGAGCCGCCACGGCGGCGCAACTGACGAGCCCGCAGTATGTGACCTTCGACAGCGCGGACAACGTGTTCATCGCGGACTTCGGCAACCACCGCGTCCGGCGGATCGACCAGGGAACGGGCATCATCACCACGGTGGCCGGGAGCGGGCTCAGCGATCCCTTCGGGAGCGGGCTGACGGTCGCCAACCTCGACGCCTCGGCCCCCGTGCCCGGGGGCCCGATCTGGTGGTGCGAAGGCGGCGACGCGCCCGGCGGGACGCTGGCGAGTCCGCAAGGCGACCAAATCGGCCGCGCGTCGCCGCAGCTAGGGCCGCCGACGGCCTACTTCACGGCGAGCTGCCCTGGCGGCACGATGCCGGCGACGATCACGCCCCCGAGTCCACTCACGCTGAGCAATATCGACGCGCTGTCCCAGGTGCTTCCCCCTGCGATCAGCTTCATCCGCGTGCCCTGACGAGAGCCGCTGACCCACGCCGACGCGCCCCCACGACGAGCAGGATATGAGGGTAAGCCAAGGGCCGTGCGAGACTACGCTGACCGAGAGGTTTGCTAATCCCGACTGCCGATGTGCGACGTACCCCGGAAATCTCGGACCCTGCGCGGCGTACGAGCGCGGGGGCAGCGGGCGTTGTGTCTACTGCGACCACGATGCTGACTGTCACGAGCAGCTTGGGCGGATGACCCCCACTACACAGACTCCCCGCACGGGGTTCCGGCCACCGGGGTGATCCCGTGCCGGACGGGACCCTACCGGCCAGCCTGACCAAGCACTGCCCGGGCTGCGCACAGCGTGGTCGCGTCGCTGACGTCCCCCTGTCCGCCTTCGGCGCCGACAAGCGCAGCCGCGACGGCCTGCAGGTCCGGTGCCGCCGCTGCCGGAACGAGTCCCATGCCACCCGTCAGCGCGGCGCGCGCGAGGACCAGGTGCTGGCCCGCCTCCCGCCGGAGGAACGCCTGCGCGTCGCGCGGCTGCGCGAGCAGCGCGACGAGCTGCTGCTGGCGCTCCTCGGGCTCGAGCACCGGGTGAGCCAGCTGGAGGCCGCGCGCGGCCCCAGCCCCTTCGCCGGCGGCGTGTCTGACGTTCCCCTGGACCCGCACCTGCGCCGGGTCGAGCGCGCGCGGCGCGCCGAGGCCGACACCGGGGGCGAGCCGGCGCTGTTGAAGGGCTGACCGGGGTGCCGATCCCCCCGGGCGTCTATCCCTGCCAGCTGGCCGCCGCCCAGCTGGGGGCAGCGCCGGCAGCGCCGGCCACCCCGCCACCGGCCCGCGGGCACTTGATCACCAGCCGCCCGCTGCGCCCCGGCGACGCGTCCGCCCACCTGGTGGCCGTCCTGCGGCGCTTCTCGCCCGCCGATCAGCAGGCGATCGTCCACGACGTGCTGGCCGCGCTGCGCCCGGGCTGGGTGCAGGACCGCCGCGGCTAGCCGCGCCCGCGGCCCGGTGCGTCGTCCGTGCCGGTTTGCGGCACTGCCACGCATCACAGCAAGGCACGTGGCCAGAGTGTCCACCGCTGTCAGCGCCGATACCGTCCTGGCTGACGCCGCGGCGGCCGCACGCGCGGCCCTGGCCGCCGCGGCACCGCCCCTGCGCCTCTTCATCCCGCTCACCAAGGTCGACCTGGTCAAGCGGGAGGTGTGGGGGATCGCGGCCGAGGAGCGGACGGACAAGTCGAAGCGCGAGAAGATGGACTATGCGTCGAGCAAGCCCTTCTTCCAGGCGTGGTCGGACGGTCTCGCCGCCGTCACGGGCGGCATGTCGCTCGGCAACGTGCGGGCCATGCACCAGCCGATCGCCGCCGGCCGCCTGATCAGCCTGCTCTTCGACGACGCCAACAAGCAGGTCCACGTCGGGGCGCATATCGTCGACGACGCCGAGTGGAACAAGTGCGCGCAGTGGGTCTACACCGGCTTTTCCGTCGGCGGCTCGTACGCCGCGCGCTGGGCCGACCCCGACGAGCTCGGGGTGGTCTGCTACACCGCCAACCCCTGCGAAATCTCGCTCGTCGACAACCCACAGATGTGGGGCGCCAACTTCACCGTGGTCAAAGCGGACGGTGCCACCGAGCTGCGCAAGTTTGCGAGCGCGCCGGCCGAGCGGCTGGCCGAGCTGATCAAGGGGTACGCCGACGGCATCCCCACCAGCCAGCTGGCACAGTCGATCGCGCACCATATCGACACGGCCAAGTACAACGCGACGCACGCGGCGTCGCATGCCGAGGCGGCGGTCACGACCGTGACGGAGCTCGAGGACCTGGCGCGCGCCGCGATCCCCGCGGTCAGCGCGCACCTGGCGGCGCTCGACGCCGCCCGCACGGCCGGGGCAACCGCCGTGGGGAAGGGGGCGGGCAGCATGCGCACCGCAGCGACCGCGACCGACCTGTACAAGGGCGGCGACGGCAGCGGCGACTACGGCACGGCCGACGAGGCGGGCTATGCCGACCCGGGGTACCAGGACGACAAAAAGCCGCGGTACCCGCTGAAGGAGGGGGGTAAGCTCTCCCCGAAGCGGATCCGGGCGGCGTTCAGCTACATCAACAAGCCGACCAACGCCGCCAAGTACTCGACCAAGCAGGCGGCCGCGATCAAGGGCAAGATCGTGCGGGCCTGGAAGGCCGCGATCGACGCGGACGGGCCGCCGAGCGCGCAGAAGCTGGCGGCGGTGTACCCGCACAACGCCGCGGTACTCGCCAAGGTCGCGCACACGGGCGGCCTGATCAAGACCCTGTGGGACGTCGGCCGGCTGGCCGAGATCCTGCAATCGCTCGACTGGATGTGCGAGTCCCTGGAGGCCGAGGCGGACAGGGAGAAGGACGACAGCCCCGTGCCCGGCGCGCTCGCCGCGATCATCCAGGCCCTCGGCAACGTGCTGGTGGTGATGACGGCCGAGGAGGTGAGCGAGCTCGACGCCTTCGACGACGACGAGGTGGCCGAGGGTGTCGCCACGGCCGCCGGGCTGTTCGGCACGCTGCGCAAGGTCGACGCGTACAAGGGCATGCGGAAGCGCGTGCAGAAGGTCCACGACATGAGCATCGAGATGGGCGCGGCGTGCGCGTCCATGGACAAGGTCGCAACTGCCGCGGCGGGTGCCGCCGCGCCTACACGGTTGGAGGTGGAGGACATGGACGAGGCGGGCCTGGCGAAGGCAATGGGCGCGCTGCTGGGTGGCCCCGACGGGCTGCTGACCAAGGCCGTCAATGACGGTCTGACGGCAGTGGTCAAGCCGCAGCTGGATGCGCTGACCAAGGCGCAGACGGATCAGGCGGCGGTCGTGACGGCGCTGGCAGCGACGGTGACGGCGCAGGGGACGCTGCTCGAGAAGGTCGCGGGCAGGCCGGCCGATCCGGGCGCGGCACCGCACACCGGCGCGGCGCCGGTGGTCACGGTCGACAAGCCGGCCGAGGTGGCGGCCAATGCGGGCGCCGCGGCGGCGGCCGCGCTGACGGTGGTACCGACGCGCAAGTCGGCGCGCGAGCTGGCCAAGATGAGCGCGCAGGAGCGCGACGACTACGGCATGGACCTGCTCAAGGGCAAGTTCACCGGCTGCGACGGGCCCGGCATGCCCGGCCGCGGCGCGATGAAGCACGAGGGGCCGCTACCGCTGATGGGCCGCCAGGGCCCGGGCGGGATCGCCACCCCGGGCGTGGGGGCCATCTAGGGGCACAGGAACCTAGGATCTAGGTCGCTAGGCGCTAGCGACCGCGGCAGCATCGACACACGCGACACGACAGCGCCGCTGCATTGGGCAGGGGCGGAGGAGGAGGAGGCGGGGACCATGGCAATGCAACCGGCGCTGGATCCACAGATCCGCCAGCTACAGGCACTGCTGGCGACGCTGCCGCCCGACGTACTGGCCAAGGCCACGTACGGGCTGAGCGGGAGCCCTGTCACGGGGCTGACGTACTACGACCTGGAGGAAGAGGCCAAGGTGTTCGTGCCCGAGATCACGCCGCTGGTCGGCCTGATCCCGCGCGTCAAGGGCAAGGGCGGCACGGCCACCAACTGGCAGGTGATCACGGCCCTCAATAGCGACCGTCTGCCCATGGGCGTCGCGGAGGGGGCACGCGGCGGGGTCATGGACATCCAGACCAGCCGGCAAACGGCGCCGTACGCCACCATCGGGATCGAGTCCAGCCTGACGTTCGAGCAGGACCTGGCCGCGATGGGATTCGAGGACATGAAGGCCCTCTCGACCCGCAACCTGCTGCAGGTCGCGCGGATCGGGGAGGAGGCCCTCGACGTCGGCGGCAACCTCGACGTGGTGCTCGGCACCACGCCCACGGTCGCGGGCACGCCCAGCAACACCGGCGGCACGCTGACCAACGCCCACGGCGCCTACCACGTGCGCTGCGTCGCCCTGACGCTGCAGGCGTGGCGGCGCGCGACCATGGTGAAGGGCGTCCCCGTCCAGCACACCTACACGCTCGGCAACGGGGTGTCGCAGACGGTCAACGGCGGCGCCGCCAAGGTATCCGCCGATGCCACGGTCACGATCGCGGCCGGCACCACCGGCAGCGCCGACCTGATCGTCACCGCCGTGCCGGGTGCCGTCGCCTATGCATGGTTCGCCGGCGACAACGCGACCACGACCTGCCTCCTGTTCGCCATCACGACGGTCAACGAGGTGCTGCTGACCGATCCCCCCGGCGCGATCATCGCCGCGTCCGGCTTCGCCACCGCGGTCGGGACCAACTTCGACACCGACCGGTCGACCAATGACCTGGTCTACAACGGCCTGATCAGCATTATCAGCAAGGCCGGCAGCGGCAGCTACGTGAAGTCCCTCGACAACACGAAGCTGACGAGCGACGGCGCCGCGGGGTGCGTCGAGGTGAACACGCTGCTGCGCACCATGTGGGACACCGTCAAGGTGACGCCGACCATCATGCTCATGAACGCCCAGGAACTGGTCGATCTGAGCGACCTGGTCGTCAAGAACGGCGGCGCCCCGATCATCCGCATGCAGATGGACGCCAACTCGAGCACGCCCGGCATGGCCACGATCACCGCCGGAACCGTGGTCGGGTTCTACCTCAACAAGACGGCCCAGGGCGGCGGGCAGATCCTCAAGGTGATCCTGCACCCCGACATTCCGCCCGGCATGATCCTCTTCTACAGCGAGCGGATCAGCTACCCGGTCCCCGGCGTGGTCAACATCATCCAGGTGAAGACGCAGGAGGAGTGGCGGCAGATCGAGTGGCCGCTGGTGACCCGTGAGCACCAGTACGGCGTCTACGCCCGGCAGGTGCTGCAGTGCTACTACCCGCCGGCGTTCGCCATGCTCTACAACATCGCCCCGCAGGCATCGTAACGGGGCAAGCAAGCTAGCCGGCCCGCGCCGCGCCCACGGCGGCGCGGGCCGGCGGTAGCAGGAAGGACACCCCCACCATGGGCCGTTTCCGTCTCCCCCGCGGTATCACCCACCTGGTCGCCGGCGGCGTCGAGTACCTGCCGGACGACTACGGCGAGCTGGACCTGCCCGAACATCTGCACGCGATCGCCAAGCGGCTGCGGCTGCTGCCGGTCGGCGCCCGCGTGACCCCGGCCCCGGCACCCCCGGCGCCCGACGGCGACCAGGGCGGGGACGGTGGGGCACCGGCGGGTACGGACGGCGACGCGGCTGCGGGCGGGGTGGCCACCGAGGGCGCGGGCGGCGCACCTGACGACGCGACTGCGGGCGACGCGGCGACAGAGGGCGCCGGCGCGGCACCTGACGACGCGACTGCGAGCGACGTGGCCACCGAGGGCGCGGGCGGGGAGGCCCCCGCCGCAAAGGGTAAGGGGAGCAAGCGGAAGTAGGCATGCCCGGGGCAGGCGACACCTTCTGCACGCCCGAGGCGGTGCAGGCGTACCTGGCGGCGGGCGGGCTGGTCACCAGCGACCTGGTCGAGCTCGGCAACCTCGTGCGCCGCTGCACCGGCATGGGGTGCGACGCCATGGGGCTGCCGCCCCGGCAGGACGGCAAGCCGCGCACGCCGTACCTGGACACGTACGTCGAGCGGTACAACGGCGGCGGGGGCTACAAGCTGCTGCTGCAGCAGTACCCGGTCGCCAGTGTCGAGCAGCTGATCGTCGACGGCAAGGTGATCCCGGGGGCACCCGACACCGCGCCGCTGTCCGCCGGCTTCGTCGTCGACGGTGCCCTCGGCGTCGTCGGCCTCCGCGGCGCCGCGAGCTTCGGGTTCGGCTACCCGTGGCGCTTCACCAAGGGCCTGCAGAACGTCGAGGTGCACTACACGGCCGGGCTGCCAGAGGGCGACCCGATCGTCGACGGGCTCGAGGCGGCGTGCGTCGAGCACGCGGCGCTCGCCTGGAAGCGCATCCCCCGCACCGGGCTCAAGTCCGAATCCTTCGACAAGGCCACCACGGCCTACATCACCGCCGCCATGCCCGACACCGCGGCGGCCTTCTACCGGTCCCGCCGCCGCCGGGTGTTCATATGAGCGACCAGGTGACGGGCGTTGTCGTCGGCACCCAGGCCGTCGTCGAGCGATTCGACGCGACCGCCCCGCGCGTCTACGGCCGCGTGGTGCGCACCATGCGGCAGTTCATGATCCGCCTGCAGGGGTACGTGAAGGGCGCCAAGCTGTCGGGCCAGGTGCTGCACGTGCGCACCGGGCACCTGCGCGCGTCGATCGCCCAGCGCGTCGACCTGCAGGGCGACACGATCATCGGCGCCGTCGGGATCTTCGAGGGCCCGACGCTGCCCTACGGGCGCGCGCACGAGTACGGCTTCGACGGCGTCGTGTGGGTGCGGGAGCACCTGCGGAAGATCGCCGCCAAGCGGCGCAGCGGGACGTTCCTGCGATACGGGGATTTCGAGCTCGCGCAGCTGGAGTCGGAGGGCGGCCGGTCGCTGGTGCGCGGGCACACCATGCACATGCACGTCAGCGAGCGGTCCTTCCTGCGCAGCGCCTTCGGGGAGATGAAGGACGCGATCCTGGCGCTCTTGCGGGACGACATTGCCGGCGCGGTCGAGAGGTATCAGGGTGCATGAGCCGCGCGGCGGTGTATGGGGCCTGGCAGACGCTGCTGGCGCAGGCGGCCGACTTCAAGGTGGTCGAGCCGCGCGTCCGGCCGTGGACCAAGGTGGACGCGGTCGCGGAGATGCCGTACCTGGGCGCCACGATCGGGCTCGAGCGTCCGCAGTACCTCGGGCGCAACAACCTGCCGGTGGCCTGGTCGCTGCAGCCGGTGGCGACCATCTACGTGGCGGTGCTCGACCCGCGGGCGGGCACAGCGCGCGACGCGCTGTGCGCCGTGCTCGACAAGCTCGAGCTGGTGCTGCGCCAGGGCGTCGGCGCCGGCAAGCAGCAGGACCTGGGGCTGGCCACGGTGCAGTGGGTCAAGATCGACGGGGACATTATTACCGACGAGGGCAGTCTCAAGGACGGCCAGCTGGCTGCGGCCAGCGTGCCGTTTGAAATCAAGGTCTCGGGGAACGCGATCTAGCAACTAAGCTCGGGCATTGCCGGGGCGTCATGGGGGCGCCCGGTTTAGCACACACAGCGGTGGGGAGGAGGCGGGAGGATGCAACACTTTTTCGGGTCGGGCGCCATGATCGTGACGCCCACGCAGGTGGCCAACGCGACGCCGATCCGGCTCGCGGTCATGCAGGAGATCAGCACGGACTTCTCCTTCAACGTGAAGGAGCTGCACGGCCAGAAGTCGTTTGCGGTGGCGATCGGCCGCGGCTTCGGCAAGATCACGGGCACGGCCAAGTCGGCCAACCTGTCGGCGCGCGCGCTGGCGGGCATGATGTTCAACCCGACCACGGCGCCCAGCACCACGCAGGTGCGGCTGGCCGAGGACGAGACGGCGACGCCCGTCGGCGCCAGCTACACGGTGATCCACACCACCGGCATGAAGGACCTGGGCGTGGTCAACAATGTCACCGGCATCCAGATGGACAAGGTGACCGTCACGCCGACCGCCGACACGCAGTACGAGGTCAACGAGGGGACCGGCACCTACACCTTCAATGCCGGGTTCGTCGACCAGGTGCAGGTGTCCTACACCTACACGTCGGTCATCGCGAGCGCGTCCACCTTCTCCATCGACAACCAGGTCATGGGGAGCGCGCCGTTCTTCAAGGCGGTGCTGGGCGGCCTGTACAACCAGGACCAGTCGGACGGCACGACGGCGCCGAAGCACTGGGCGCTGATCCTCAACCGGTGCCTGGGCAGCAAGTGGAATTTCCAGACCAAGCAGGAGGACTTCGTGGTGCCGCAGTTCGACTTCTCCTGCTTCGCGGACGTGTCGGGGATCATCGGCACGATCAGCTTCGAGGAGTAGTAGCGCGGCCGCGCAGGCTTAGCGCCGAGCGACACACAGGGACGCTGCACGAGCCGCAGCCCGGGGCGGAGGGAACGCCGGGCGGGGAGGAGCACACACCATGCCCGCAACCGCAGCTGTCAAGATCACCGCCACCGTCACGGGGCTCCGCGACGGCGGCCAGCTCACCATCGGGCCGCTCACGCCGGCCGCCACGCCGGTGCTGTCGCGCACCGATCCGCTCGACCTGGCGAGCGGCAGCAACGCGATCACCCCGCCAGTGGGGGCCAAGGTCTGCATCTTCGTGCCGCCATCGGCCAACACGCAGACCATCACGCTCAAGGGCGTCACCGGCGACACCGGCGTGCCGCTCTCCAAGACGCAGCCGCAGTGCATCGCCCTCGACGGCAGCGGGGCGGCGTTCGATCTGACGACCGGCGGCACGATCGCGGGCTGCTGCATCCAGTTCCTCTAGGCCGTTCAACCCCGGCACGCCGCGGCGGCCCCAGCACCCGCCGCGGCGTGACCGCGTACCCGATCCACAGCAGAGGAGACCCCCATGGACGCGATCCCATCCCCCGCGCCCACCGCGGCCCCGACCGCGACGCCGCCGGCTGTCAGCACGGCCGACGACGTCGCGGCCGCGGCGGCCGCCCAAGCGCCCGACGCCTGCCCGGCGTGCGAGGGCTGCCGGCGCAAGCTGGTCCGCCCCCGCTACGAGGGCCAGCGGATCCGCATGCGTGACGGCCTGACGTACACCTGCCCGCCGCTCACCATGCGGGAGGTCCGGCAGAACCGCGAGCTGCTGCACAAGCTGACGGTGACCGAGCAGATGGTCAGCAAGACGCTGGCCGACCGCGGCGTGCAGGCGAGCGACATTAGCGCGGCCGCCATGGACGACGAGTACGCGCAGGGCGTGTGCCAACTCGCCTGGGTGGCCTTCCGCCACAACTACCCCGACCTGACGTACGCGATCGTCGATCCGGCTACCGGCGCCGTCGAGGAGGTCCTGCGCGGCGTCGACGCGCTGCTGGGACTGGTCGACGCGCGCACGATCCGCCAGCTGGCCCACGCGATATGGGCGCAGAGCGGGTACGGTGAGAACGGGGCGCCGCGGGGGGAAGCGGGGCGGGTCGGCGGGTGAGGCGCTGACGTGGGACGACGTCTACGCAATCCTGTGCATCAACACCGGCTGGCCGCCGTCGGTTGTCGACGGGCTACGCTGGCCGGCGGTGCGCGCGCTCTTGAAGCAGTGGCGGCTGGCGCCGCCGCCGCATGTCAGCCTGGCCGCGCTCACCAACTACAAGCCGCCCCCCGACCCGCAGCAGGCCGCCGTCCCGACGCTCCGCCGGTCCGACATTCTCGCCATGTTCGGTGGCACCAGCAGCGGCAAGGAGTTCCAGGTGACCACCCGCTGGGCCGACGACCCGGTGATCAAGGCGGCGTTTGCGCCGCCCGACTAACTAACCAGCGCGCGGATAACTAGCCCCTAGGCACTACTTATGGCCACCGGTGACGTTGCCGAGCTGAAAGTCCTGATCAGCGCCGAGCTCGGCCAGCTGCGGGCGATCATGCAGCAGGGCCGGTCGGAGGTGTCGGGCGCCAGCCAGGAGATGGCCCACGCGCTGCGCGGGCTGCAGTCCGAGTCGGCCGCCAGCATGCGCGGGCTGCAGGACGAAGTGCGCGGGGGCGTCGCCGGCGTCACCGGCATCATGCGCACCCTGTACGGGTCGATCGGCGGCCTGTTCGCCGGCCTGGGGATCCGGGAGGCGCTGTCCGAGATCACCAGCGGCACGCAGGCGTTTGCCTTCGACGTCGAGGAGCTGGCGCGCCGGCTCGGCGTCACGACGGAGGAGGCCAGCGCCTGGATCGCGGCCGAGCGGCTGGCGGGCGTCGAGTCGGGCGCCATGGACCGCGTGCTGCAGGGCCTGCTGCGCACGATCGACACGAACAGCGCGGCGCTGACGCGCAACCAGGTGGCGTTCAAGGACGCCGCCGGCGCCGTCCTGCCCCTCGACCAGGTGCTGCTCAACGCCGTGACCCGCTACAACCAGCTGTCGGCCGGCGCGCAGCAGGGGCTCTTTGCCGTCGAGGTGTTCCACCGCGGCCTGGCGGGCATGACCGAGGTGCAGCGGCTGGCCGAGAACCTGGCGGCCGGCAAGCAGGCGGTCGAGGACCTGGGGCTGTCGTTGACGGGCGACGGCGTCGTGTCGGCCCGTGCGTTCGAGTCCGAGATCGCGCTCGGGCGGCTCGCGCTCCTGGGCGCGGCCGAGGCCGCGTCGGCCGGGCTCAAGCCGGCGATCGCGGACCTGGTGGCCGACGTCGTCCGGCTCGCCAAAGAGGGCAAGCTGCGCGAGTGGGGCGAGGAGGCCGGGGTTGCGCTCCGCAACCTGGTCAATGCGATCGGCCAGCTGACGGCCTGGCTGACGACGCACGAGCATGCCGTCGGCCTGGTCGTGCAGGCGTATATCGCCTACCGCGCGGCGCTGGTCGGCGTCGCGGCCGCCACCGCCAGCGTCGCGGCGTACACGGTGGTGAGCGAGGGCCTGGCGATCGTCGCCCGGTTGGCGCAGGCCGCCACGGCGGGGCTGTACGGCACGGTCAGCAGCGTGGAGGCGCTGACGTGGGCGCTGGGTGGCCTCGGCGCGGCCGAGGCGGTGGTCACGGGCGGCCTGTCGATCCTGCTGGGGATCCTGACGGGCGGCGCGGCGCTCTGGCTGACGCACAAGGCCGGCGCCGACCTGTTCCGGTCGGCACTCTCCCAGCTGGCGACGCAGGCGCAGCAGACGAGCGATCGGCTGCGCGACATTTACGTGCGCGCGGCCGACGCGGCGGTCGAGGCCGCGCGGGTGCACGGCACGTCCAGCCAGGAGTATGTCGACGCGCTCGAGCGGCAGACGGCGGCGCACGCCAAGCTGGACGCCGCGCTCCGCGCACAGGTCGACGTCGCCAAGACCGAGTACGAGCGCGACAGCGCGGCCTTCGCGCTCGAGACGGCCAAGAAGGCCAGGGACCAGGCGTGGCTCGACGCCGGGATCAACGCCTTTTACGCGCTGCTGGGGATCGGCGCCCGGGAATACGCGGCCGACAGCGACGCGTACGTGGCCGCCCGCACGCGCATGGTGGCGGCGCAGAAGGCGCTGCAGGACGCCGAGGACGACGTCAAGCGGAAGAAGACGGCGGCCGAGCTGGTGGGCACGACCGGCACGGGCAGCGCCGTGCCCGATCCGACCAAGGCGGCACAGAAGGCGTACGACGAGCTGAAGGCGCTCGAGGAAAAGGACCTCGCCAACTTCCAGCACAACGAGGAGAAGCGGCTCGAGATCGTCCAGCTGTACACGGCGCAGATCATGGCCATCCGCGGCCTCGATCCCAAGGCGGCCAACGAGCAGTACAAGCTGCTGGCGGCGACGACGGAGCAGGCGGAGACGCAGCGCACGGCGCTGATCACTGCCGGCAGCCAGGCGACGCTGCGCGCGCGCACGGCCGAGATCGACGCCGAGATGGACCTGGTGAAGGAGCAGGCCAAGCACGACGAGATCGACCGCACGGACGAGCTGACGCAGCTGCAGACGCTGCTGGCCGAGAAATACACGCTGCGCCAGGCGGAGCTCGAGCGCGAGCTGGTCCTGCAGGCGGGCGGCGCGGAGCGGCTGGCGGCGCTGCGGGCCGCCCTCGCCCAGGTGACGCCGGGATCGGCCGAGGAAGCGCAGGTGATCCTCGACCTCAACGTGCGGAACCCCGACGCCTTCCAGAAGGTCCTGCAACAGCTACGCGACCTGGGGCCGGAGGCGGCCAAGGCGGCCGCGGCGCTCGAGCGCGAGATCGACCCCGTGGGCCACCACATGGAGCAGCAGGCCCAGGAGATCCGCGGCGCCTTCGACGCCGTGTTCGGCAGCCTCGACAGCGGCTTTAAGGGGGTCGTCCAGGGCATCCTGCAGGGCACGCAGACGGTCAGCGAGGCCATGCGGAAGCTGGAAAGCGACGTTGCTAGCCAGGGCATCAGCATGGCCGCGTCGTTCCTGCTGAAGGTGCTCGAGATGCAGGCGCTGCGCGTCGCCGCCGAGGTGACAGGCAACGCGGCGATCCTGGCGAGCGACAAGCTGACGGCCACCGACCGGATCGCCCTCGCCGTCGGTGACCAGGTGCTCGAGCTGACCGGGCTCAAGGCCACGCAGGCGGCGAAGGACGCGCTGCGCTTCCCCGAGCTCGCCAAGGACGCCGCGCTGTACAACGCCAAGGCCGCGGCCGCGGTGGCCGGCGAGGCGCGCGAGGTGGCGGCGACGACCGCCGGCGAGCACACCAAAACGGCGGTCACCACGGCGGGCGAGACGCTGCGATCGCGGGTCGCGCAGCAGGGCGTGCTCGGTGCCCTCGCCAGCTACGTGCTGGAGGAGCTGGGGTTCGTCAAGAAAGAGACGACCAAGACGGTGGTCAAGGCCACCAGCGACCAGCTGCAGGTCGCGTCGACGCAGGTCGCCGCCACGGAGAAGGGCGCGATCGAGGCGGCGGAGACGGAAAAGAGCCTGCTCCGCTCCGCGATCGACGCGGCGGGCAAGGCGTACAGCGCCCTGGCCGGCGTCTACATCATTGGCCCGATCCTGGGCGCGGCTGCCGCCGCGGCCACGTTCGCGGCCGTCCTCGCCCTCGGTGCCGGGATCGCCGCCGAGGGCGGCGCGACGAGTGTCGGCACCGCCGGCACGATCGGCGCCGGCGCCGGGCCGCAGGCCACCACGCTGGCGACGCCCGTGGCCGACATGATCCGCGGGCTGGACGACGGCAGCCCCGCGGCGCCGTCGCTGGCCGCCGCGGGCGCGATCATGGAGGTGGGGCCGCAGGCCGGCGTGCACACCTTGCCGATTGGCGCCATGGTCGTGCCGGCCGCCCTGACAGGGCCCGTGCGCGCCCTGGCCCGCGGCGCTGCCGGCAGCACGCAGCGGGGACTGGCGGCCGGGGCGGGCGTCGCGGCGCTGCTGCACCCGGGCGAGATCGTGGTGGCGCCGGGGCCGGCGGCGATCCTGCGCGCGATCGCCAGCGGGGCCACGGGTGGTGCGACCCGCGCGGGCATGGCCGGCGCGCTCCGCGGTGCGCCGTCCTACGCGGCCGCGGGCGGCCTGACGGAGGTAGGGGGCCCCGGCACCGTCCGCGACGCCGGTGGCCGCCTGGCCGCCCTGGGGACGCCTGGGAGCCGCGCGCGCGCCGTGGCAGCACCTGGTCCCCTGGGTACGTCGCCGCGCACGGCCCTGGCCCCTGACGTGCCGATCACCGGTGCCGACGCCACGGACGAGGCAAGTGCCTTGGCCCTTGGAATAGTCCAGCGGCAACCACCGGCCGCAGCAGGGGAATCGCCGGTCAGTGGACGACGCCCCGCGGGCGCGGGTGAAAGTAGGCCGGGCACGCCGGGCGCACGAGAGCTCGCACTCGCGACAACGCCAGGCGCGACGGACACCGCCGGGCCAGCCGCACTCGCCGCGGCAGGCGGCCTGACCGAGGTGGAGGCTGCCGGTGCACCGGCAGGTACGACGGCACCAACGCCTCGGCCGGCGGCGACGCTGGTCATACCGGCCGCGCAGGAGGCTGTTCGTGCGCCTGATTCGGTAACAGGGGCGGGGTCTCCGGTCACCGCCCGTCGACAGGCTGCGCCGGCCCTGGTCGTGCCGGCCGCCGCGATCCCCGGTGCTGGTGGCGGGCAGCGGGGGCTAGCTGCCGGTGCACCTGATGAGGGACTGGCAGCGCCGACGTCGACGACCCTGGCGACCCCCGTGGGTCGCGGCGTGCCGGGATACGCCGCGGCGGCCGGCCTGACGGACGCCGGCGGCAGCGACGCACTACCTGGGGGACGTTTGCCGGAGCGCCCGGGACTTTCACCCAATCTTGCCCAGGCGCCGGTGACGGGGGGCCGGCCTGGCAGCCGACAAGGTGGCGACCACGCAGGGGAAATGGCGGCCAGACAGGACGCCGGTATTTCGCCCATCATATCCCTAGATGCCGGGTCGACCGCTGCACAGGCGGGCGCCGCGATCGCGGCGACGGCCGGTATAGACGACGTGGGGGCGGCCGGGGTGCCCGAGGGGACGGCCGCGCCGACGTCGTCGACGCTAGCAACGCCGGTCGCGGACACGCGTCAGCCGGCCGCGTCGGGCATTGTGGTGCCAGCCGCCCTGGCCCGCAGGGCTATTGGCAGCAGGCGGGACGTCGTGAACCGCGCGCGTGAGGGTACGCCTGGGGGTGCCCCCGACAGCGGGGCGACGACCACGGCGCCGGGCGGCGCTGCGATCGCGGCCGCTGCCGGTACGACCGACGTGGGGGAGGCCGGTGCGCCTCGCAGGGCGGTTACGACGACGCCGGCCACGACGCTGGCAGCCCCGGTCGCGGACGCGGATCGTCAGCCTGCGCCTGGCCTAGTCGTGCCGGTAGCCCCGGCCCACGGCGCGACCGGCGGCGCCAGGCAGGGCGGCGCGGACACTGCCGGCGCCGCGATCGCGGCCGCTGCGGGCATGACCGAGGTCGAGGAGGCCGGTGCGCCCGCAGGCACGGCGGCACCGACGCGGACCACGTTGGCGGTGCCGGTGGCCGACACGATCCGACAGTGGGCCGCGTCGGGCATGGTGGTGCCGGCCCTGGCCGCCCCCGGCGCCGTGCGCGCCGTCGGGCCGCGGCCGCTGATCACGACCCTGGCGCCGGGCCAGATGGTCGTCCCCGCGGCGCTGGCACCGCTGGTCCACGTCCTGGCAACCGGCGCGACGGGCGGCAGCCGGCCGGCGGCGATCGCCACGGTGCCCGGGGCGGCCACGGCCGCCCCGCCGGCACCGGGTGGCCCCGGCCTGGTCGCAGCGGCGTCGCCTGCACCTCGCCAGGCTGCTGCGGGGGGCCTCACCGCAACCGGTGCCGGCGTGCCGGCCCTGGTGCACCCGGGCGAGGTGATCGTCGACACGACCCCGGCCGAGGTGCTGCGGCAGGCAGCGACCGGTGCGACAGGCGGTGCGACCCGACGCGGCATGGTCGGGCTGGTGACAGGTGCGGGCGTTGGTACGGAGCCGCCCCCCGAGGCTGTGCTGGTGGGGGATGGGAGGAGTGGGGGCGGCTCCCTACGAGCGCCTGCGGGGCCGCAGGTCAGCGCGTTCAGCGGCGCGGCGGCGATCACGGGCGAGATGATGATGCTGTCGGCGGCCGGCGGCCTGACCAGCGCGCCGGGCAGCATGACGGCGTCGACGGCCGGCGCAGCGCGCGTGTCGGCGGCCGGCGGCCTGACCACCGCTGCGGCCGGCGCCCTGCCGGCGCAGCGCCGGGATGCCCCGGCATCTACCAGCGGCGAGGCGCCGACGGTCGATGGCACAATCGGGCCCGCTGCTCAGTATGAGAAGACCACCACGCCGGCGGTGTCGGCCGCCGGCGGCCTGACGGCAGCCGCCGGTCCCATGACCGGCGGCATGGTGAGCGCGGCCGAGGGGCTGACCACCGCAGCGATCGTGCGCGGCGGCGGCCCTGGCAGTGGCACCGCGCCGGTCACCGGCGGCCCGACGGGTGCCGACCTGGGCGCCGCAGGTGGGGGCACGACGCCCGGCGGCAGTGCGGCGCTCGGCGGCGGCGGTCACCCGGGGCGCGACGCCGCAACGGTCGAGCACAAGGGTGCGGTCAAGCACGAGGTGGAGCATAAGGCGTCGGGCCTGACGCCGCCCAATATGTCGGTGACCGGCTTCGCCGGCGGTGGGGGCGGCAGCAAGGTCCAGCCGGTGAGCGTCGTCTCCGCCCCGGCCGTGGTGGGCACCACGGTACGCGGCGGCACGGTCACGGCCAATATCACCACGCCCGTGCAGACGACGCCGGCCGGCAACGAGCCGTTGCCGGTGACCGACCAGGGCGGCGTCAAGCAGGTGCTGGTGCAGAACATCCCCCTGCGCGTTGCCTTCACCGCCACCCAGGTCATGGCCAGCGTCGCCACGTCGATCGCGCCCTTCGGGATCGGCGTCGTGATCGGCGCCGGCTTCGGCATGATCAACGCCGCGCGCGGCGGCGCCGACGTGCCCGCGGACATGCTGGCCCAGCTGCACGGCGGCGAGCTCGTGCTGCCCGCCGACCTGTCGACCGGCTTCCGCGACCTGGTCCGCCACCCCGACGCGCGGCCCGCGGTCGTGCGGATCGAGGAGTCGCCGGCGACGACCGTCGCCCGGGCCGCCGCGGCGGCGCGCGCGCGCGAGGACGGGAGCGCCGGCGGCGACAAGTATTACGTGCAGGTCGACTACCGCACACACAGCGTGCCCGAGGAGGAGGCGTTCCTCGAGCGTCACAGCCGCTTCATGGGCAAGCTGCTTGCGCGCGAGCTGCGCCTGACCCAGGGCGGAACGCGGCGGGCGTAGCCATGGCGATCAGCACCACCCCCGTGTTCCCGATCACGGACGCCACGAGCCCCTGGCTGTGGCGCGGGATCGACTGGCAAATCGTCATGACGCCCGAGCACATGACGGAGCGGCAGCGCACAGTGACGTCGCGCGAGGCGCGGACGGCCCGGTGGCCACACCCGCTGTGGCACTACAAGCTCAAGTGGACGGTCCTCGAGGACGACCCCAGCCAGCCGCGGAACGCGGCGCTGGCGTACCCGGCGGACGAGCTGCAGACGCTGGTCGATTTCATCCTGCTGGTGCGCGGCGGCTTCCGCCCCTTCTTCTTGAACGTGCCACACGACCAGGCCGTACTGGCGCAGGTGATCATGTCCGCCACGCCGGCGGGCAACACCGACTACGAGATGCTGCGGGCGTTCAAGCCGGGCGGCGTCCCGACGCCCGTCGGCGGCGTCAACGAGGATGCGCCGTTTGCCGTCCGCGTCAACGGGGCGACGGTGATCGCGCAGCTGAACACGCCGCTCGACGGCTGGATCCGGCTCGACCTGCCCCCGCCCGAGGGGAGCGTGCTCGACGCCGACTTCGGCTACTACCACAAGGTCACGCTGGCCAAGGACGTCGCGGACTTCGAGGCGATCCAATACAACCTGTGGCAGCTGGCGACGGCCCTCGAGTTCGTCACCGCCCCGCCCTGATCGCATGCGGGCCGCGCGCAACGGGGTGCTCGACACCACGGCCGCGCTCGACGCCTTCCTGCAGGCGGCGACGACGACCGAGTGGGTCATGGTCGACCTGTACCGGGTCGAGCTGGTCAACCTCGGCGCCGGGCTGTTCCCGGTCACCGACAGCGCGCGCGGTCTGGTGCTGCTGTGGGCCGACTATCCGTACGCCGTCCCGTTCGAGGGGCTGACCTACCTGGGCGGCCTGCCGATCGCCGGGCAGCCCGCCAGCTTCGTCACCGACAGCCATGGCCGGATCGCCGGGGGTCCGCGGATCACGCGCGGCGATCGCAAGGAGGGGATCGGCGTCGACGTCGCCACGCTTGAGCTCACGATCCACCTGGACGGCACCGAGGAGCTGCCGCCTGCTGACGGGCTCGACGCCACCCCGCGGATCGGGCTGGCCGAGGCGATCGCCATGGGGCTGTTTGAGGGCGCCTACGTCAGCGTGCGGCGGTTGCACATGCCCGACCACCCGGTATGGCCGCTGACGCCCGACTCGTTCGACCTCCACCTGGGCGCTGTCGATCTGTTCACTGGCCAGGTGATCGACAGCAAGGTGTCGCAGACGGTCGCCACGCTGGCGGTGCACAGCCACACGGAGCGGCACAGCCTCGGGCTGCCGCGCAACCTGGTGCAGCCACAGTGCCCCAACACGCTGTACGACCCCATGTGCGGCGCGTCGCGTACCGGCGTGCAGCCCGTGTTCCTGATCCCGTTCCAGGCCGTTGGCACGATCGCCGCCGTGACCGACCTCGCCAACATCGTCGTGGACATTACGGGGGCCTTCGGACCGCCGCCCGATACCTGGTTTACCCTGGGCACGGCGCAGCTCACCGCCGGCGTGCTCGCCGGCTACGCCAGCACGATCCGCGCCCACCTCGACACGTACCCGACTGCCACGCTGCAGCTGCTGGGGCGGCTGCCGCGGTCGCCTGCGGTGGGCGACGCGATCGTGCTGCAGGCGGGGTGCAAGAAGGACGTGCCCGACTGCTTCCAGAAGTTCGGCCGCTTCCAGTCGGCCGTGCAGGGGTTCCGCGGCTTCGTAGACGTCCCCGCTCCGGACTCCGCGATATGACGACGCTGCTGCCTGTGCCCCTGGCGCTGCAGGTGCGGGCGTTGGCCGCGGGCGCCACGCCCGCGCAGCTCCGGGTGATCGCAGAGGCCGCGACGTGGCTCGGCACGCCGTTCGTCCCCGAAGCAGCGAAGCGCGGCGTCGGCGTCGATTGCCTCATGCTGCCGATCCGTGTGTACGCGGCGACGGGCAACGGACCCGAGCTTGACCCGAGGCCGTACGGGAAGGGCTGGTACAGAGGTGCGGCCCGCTATCGCCGCACGCTGCGCCGCCATGCCACGCTCTGGACCGCGGACGCGCCGCCACCGCCGGCGGCGCTCGTCCTGTTCAAGCTGACGACCGCGACCGCCACGGACGGCGCGCACGGCGGGATCGTCGTCGCCTGGCCGGTGATCATCCATGCCCACCCCGGCTTCGGCGTGATCGTCAGCCGCGCCGACGACGACGACCTGCGCGGGGACTTCCGCGAGGCGTGGGTGCCGCACGGGCTCGCGCCGGCGGCGACTATAGTAGGCGGGGAGGCCCACTAACGTGGGCATGAAGGGCGGGAAGCCGCCGTCGGCGGCGCAGCCCCAGGCGATCAAGTCGCTGCGCCTGCAGTCGTCCAGCTGGGGGCAGGCGATCCCGCTGGCGTACGGCGAGAACCGCCTGGCCGGCAACATCATCTTTACCGGCTACTTCCTGGCGATCGCGCAGCCGTCGGGGTTGCCGTCGGGTGGCAAGATCGGTGGCCGCCAGGCGTTCGTCACCTACGTGTACACGGTCAGCTGGATCATGGTGCTGAGCGAGGGGCCGCTGGACGCCGGGACGTTCCCCGCCGACATTGGTGGCCCGCTGGTCCCGGCGTCGGGGGTCGAGCGGTTCAACATCGGGCTTGCCCGTCCCGGGAACCAGGTGATCTCCGTTGACGGCAGCGGGGCGCAGCACAAGCAGCCCGTCGCGGGCGTCGACCCGGGGGCGTGGAAGGCCAAGCGGGTGCGGCCGGTCGGCAAGGCCGTCCACGGCTTCGCCAACCCCGTGAAGCTCCACGACTGGACCGGCACGCGCGTCTATATCCGCCCCGCGGGAACGGCCGTCACGCCGTACGCCATGGCCGACGCCTTCAAAAACCACGTCAACCACGGCGTCCCGCAGCCGCAGCACACCACGTACGTGTCCGACCACGGGGAGAATTACGAAGGGTACGCCACGATCACGGAGCAGAACGAGGACCTGGGCAGCAACGCGTCGATCCCCAACTGGAACTGGCCCGAGCGGTCGCTGTGCCAGTACCGCGACGTGTACGGGGCCGCGGCCGACGGGATCGGCAGCGACGGCGCGGGCAACATTTACGATGCCGACCCGGCGTGTATCAGCCGCGACCTGCACGCCAACTTGAAACACGGCGGCGGCTGGGAGCGGCCGCAGCTGCGCGCGTACCTGCCGGGCTGGCCCTATACGTGGGGGGCGGGCCTGGCGGCCGACGTGGTGCCGCCCGAGTCATGGTCGGCCTGGTGCCGTGCCGCCGACATTCTGATCAGCCCCATTTACGACGCCCAGCGCAAGCACGCGGACATCCTGACCGACCTGTGCGCGATCACCACCTGCGCGCCGGTGTGGACGCCCACCGGCTTGAAGGTGATCCCATACGCGCAGGACGCGATCACGTCGACGCGGACGGGCGTGACCTACACGCCCAGCACCGACCGCCTGTACACCGGCCCCGGGGCATGCGTCGCCGTCCGGTACCACTTGAAGCCCGGCGACTTCCTGCCCGGCAAGGACCGCGACCCGGTGCAGGTCGAGCGGAAATCGGCGGTGCCCGATCACGGCACGGTCGGCCGCTACAACGACCTGCGGATCGAGTACGTGGACCGCCTCAACGCCTACGCGACGACCATCGCGCAGGTCAAGGACGAGGCGAGCATCGGCCAGGTCGGGCTGCTCAGCAAGGACCCCGACACGTACCACGAGATTTGCGACGGCGCGCTGGCGACCGGCGTGGCGACACGCAACCTGGCGCGCCTGGTCACCGACCGCAACGTCTACCACTTCAGCCTGGGCTGGCGCTTCCACATGGCCGAGTGCATGGACGTGCTCGGGATCCCCGGCAGCGTGCTCGGCCTGGCCATCGACGAAATCCTGGTGCGCGTCACCAACATTGCCGAGGACAAGTCGGGCAAACTCGACTTCGACGCCGAGGAGTATGCGGTGATCGGGGCGGGGCCGCCGCCGACCGTGGTACCGCCGGCGGTCACGGCGGTGGGCGACGAGGGGCCGCACGTGATCTGTGGGGCGACGTCGCCCGGGACCATCCAGGACCCCGACAGCATCAACAATACGACGAAGAACTACGACCTGCACGGGCTCAACACGGATGACGACCTGTCAGCGGGCGGCATCGCTATTAACGCATTCAGTCCCGGCGTGCCGGGCGCCGTCCCGCTAGTCGCCCCCACGGGGGTGCTGATCACCCGCTGGCGTATCCGTTTCATGGTGTCCGAGTTCGTGGCCGCTGGCTACATCCCCGGTGAGAACGCCCAATACAGTCTCCACCGCTTCCGCTTCACGGTGAACGGCGAATCGCGGCCAGAGTTTGAGGTGTTTTTCAACGACCGGCTGGGCGGTGCGATCAAGACTGTGGACGCGATCCTCTTCGTGCCGGCAGGTGCGCGCGTGGGGATTGAGGTCCGGTATTTTTACGAGAACGGCACCGCGATCCCGGATTTTACGGAGAATGCAAACATGATGGGGACCATCGCCACATGGCAGATCGTCTGTGAGGCGGCCTAACGGGTGCTGCTCTTCCGCCCAGGCTTCGACCGTGTCGCCCCGCCCGGATACTATGGCGGCGCCGGCTTTGCGGACGACTTCGCTGCCATGATCGCAGGGGTGTACGCGGGCCATTTCCCCTTCGACGTCCTGATCAACGGGTACAGCGGGTATTACTATCCGCAGTTCGGCTCAGCGTCCACGTTCAACCTCCGGGTGGGTGGGATCGACGTGCCCGACTCTAGCCTGATCCTTGGGACGTCTGCGGGTAGTGGCGGCCTGGTCAGGCTCGCCAATCCCGCCCCGCTCCCTGGCGTCACGCCGGCGAACGTTGACGGCGCCTCGCTTATTGCCATCGTCACAACGGACCCCGGCAGCGGCATTTGCAACGCCGTCCTGGATTACACGGCCGCCAGTGCGGCGGACCTGGGTAAACAGGTCATGGGCATCGGACACAAGATCCTCGCTGACACCGGCAGCGTTGGGGCCTTCTCGGGCTTCTTCAGCGCCATCAGCAACTCGCAGCTGGTGTCGTCGATCGTGCAGGGCACTACCGGGAGCCCTATCAACACCCGGTCCATCTACTTCGGGCTCTCCTACGAGGACGTGTTTGGCGACCGCTCCCCGGGGACGCTTGAGGACGTGCGCGTGCTGGCAGCACAGTATTGGCCCCTCGCCGGCACCTTCTCCGACTTCCTGCTCGTGATCCATAGCGTGGGGGGGGCTGACGGGCATTACCGCTTCGGGTTCCGGAAAAACGGCGTGACCGTGCTCACGCTCGAGTGCACTGCGAACGGGGATCGCGTTATCAGCCCCGTCGGCGCGACCACCGTGGACGTCAACGAGGGCGACCGCGTGTGCTGGCTGTGCGAGGCCGTCGACGGCGGCGCCGTCCAGCTAGATGCCGAACTCATCTGGGCGTTCCGGGCAGGCGAACAGTCGGTCGGGCCGGCCTTTGGTGATGCCGGCGTAGGGGGAGGGGGACTATGAGACGACTCTTGATGGTGGTGGTGTTGCTGGCGTGCACCGCGCTTGCGCGGGCGCAGTGCGACCCGTTCGTGAGCCCGGGCACGACGCTCGGCTGCGGGCTCTATCTCGCCAACTGCAACGAGTGTGCGTGCACGCAGATGCAGGGGAACATCAATCTCCTCTGCACGAGCATGGCGAAGTGGAACGCGAAACACGTCCACCGGCTCACGTGGTTCTTCTCGGGGACGCCCACAGCTGGCGTACAGGCCACCCGCGAGATCGTCCCCGACGGGCTCACCAACTGCGCGATCACCGCGAGCGAGATCACCGCGAACACGACCGCCTCCAGCTCCTCGACGTGGAATATCCAGCGTTGTACGGCCAACTTCCCGAATCAATGCACGTCCACGGCCAACGTGGCGGGCAGTAACAATACGCTCGGGTCCAGCACGCAGACAGCCTTTGGCACGGTTACCACGAGCACGATCACGGCGGACGACATTTTCAAGATCAACCTCGTCACGGTCGGCACCTCGCTGGCCAACGTGACCGTTGCCCTGACCTTTGCGTGCGACAACTGACCGCATGCCACGCCCCGCGCCGTACGGCCCGCCCCTCGTCTATCCCCTGGCCCAGGCCGTGGCCGACGGTCATGCGCAGCCGTTCCCTACCTGGCAGGCCGCCCACCAGGGCCCGGGCCACGCGATCACCGCGACGGCCATGGACGTGACACCGGCGGTGTACCGTGGCGCTATGCTGCACGACTGTACCTGTGGCGCCCGCTATGCCGTGCTGGGGCCGCTGGTGGGGCTGCTGCGGGAGCGTCGGGCGGCGGCTCCGGGGCGTCGGGGCCCGTCGTGATCGTCGGCGGCGGCTGCCAGGTCACCGACACGCCCGCGGGCGCGTGCCGGCCCCCGGTGATCTTCGAGCCGGCCGCGGGCCTGGCGGACGCGCCCGAGCTGTGGGTGGCGACGTCGGGGCCGCCCCACAGCTGGGGCGGCGTCCACGTGTTCTTCGGCCGCACCGACGAGGACGACTACCAGCACGTGGGCACGATCGCGCGCGGGATCGTGCACGGCGTGCTGCTAGACCCGCTGCCGGGTCTCCGGGCCAGTGCCCGGCGCGAGCACGTGGGGATCACCGTGCAGGTCGCCGTGCACGACCGCGGGCAGCTGCTGTCGTGCACGCCGGCGCAGGCCCGCGGCGGCCGGTACCTGCTCTACGTCGGCCGCGGGAACCAGTACGAGGTGCTGGCGTACACCGGCGCCGAGCTCGTCGATCTGAGCGGTGACGCGCACGTCTATGCCCTCAACGGGTACCTCTGGCGCGACGTGTACGGCACCTGGACGACGCCGGCCGGTGCCGTCCGGCCGCATGCCGCCGGCGCCGACGTCGTGCTGCTCGGCCCCCGCGTGCTGCACCTCGAGTACCCCCGGTGGCTGGTCGACCGGGTCGGCTATTTCAAGTTCGCCAACTTGAACCCGTTTGCCGAGGGCATGGCACCGCTGGCCGACGTGCCCGCGATCCCCGTGCGGATCACGGGCCGGTACCTGCGCGACCGGCGCAGGTTTACGGGGCAAGTGGATTAGCGTACACCGGGGCGCGGAACAGGTAAGGGGACACCGCCGGGGCGCCCGGCGGTAGCTGGGGGGCGGTGTGGTGGGAGGACGGCGGCACCTGGTAGTAACCACGCGGCTGCTGCTCCTGGCCCTGATCGTCAGTGGCCCCGCCCTGGTGTGCGAGAATCGGGATGGTGGCCCGATCCGCTGCTTCCGGCTGTCACCGCACGCTCGTTACGACCTGGATAGGCTGCCGGTCTGGCCCCGCGGGCCAGCCCCCGCAGCCGCGACCCCGGCGAGCGCGCCCGTCCCCGGCGCTGAGGCGGGCCGGTAGTGGACGCCAGCACGATCGCCGGCCTGGTCGTCAGCGGCGTGCTGACGGCGCTCCTCGTCGCCGTCCTCCGCAGCGGCACCGTGCGGGGGGCTGAGCAACGGGCGCAGCATGCGGAAAACAGCGGCCGGCTGCAGGAGAATAGCCAGCAGCTGCAAGCGATCGTCGACGACATCCGGGCGATCAACGGCCGCGTGCGGGCGACCGAGACGTCGGGCGCGGCGGACGTGACCGATCTGCGGGCGCACATTGAACTCGACCGCGAGGTACGGCGCCTGACGGAAGCGGCCGCGGTGCAGCTGCGCCAGGACGTCAACGACCTGCGCGCCGACGTGAAGGCGTTGCTGACGCGCGTCCGGGGGCGGCAGCAATGACCCCCGCGGAGCAAGTCGTGTGCGATCGCGTGCTCGCCTGGCGTCCACTGGTCGCCGCCGTCGTGCCCAAGCTGGACGTGTGGCTGCTGCTCGGCCTGATCGCGCAGGAGTCGCAGGGCGATCCGTGGTGCTGGCGGTACGAGCCCGGCTTCTGGTCGATCCACAAGCGGGCGATCCTGGCCGAGATCACGCAGGCCGGGCACGCCGCGTGGCTGCCGCACGGGCGGCTGACGCCCGAGGACTTCGACGCCGCCTGCGATCGCCGCGCCGCCCTGCTGGCGGCCAGCTACGGACTGTGTCAGCTGCTGCTGTCGACGGCGCTCGAGCTGGGCGCGGCCGTCACGTACCCGGTGCAGCTGTGTGATCCGACGCTCAACCTGCAGCTGGGCGCGCGCAAGCTGACGGCGTGCTTCCGGCCGATCGGCACCGACACCGAGCCGATCGTGGCGGCGCTGCTGCGCTACAACGGCGGCGCCGACGCGACCTATCCGACGCACGTGCTCGCCTGGCGCGACCTACTGATCACGGCGGGGCGCACGTGAGCACCGAGGTGGGCGTGACGGAGACGGAGGAGGCGCTGGCCGTCAGCAATGAGTCGACGGACCTGCTCGCGCTCTTCACCTTCGTCAGCCACGCCGCTGCCCAGGTGGTGGCGGGCCACCGGCTGGCGGCCGACAGCGGGACGCCGTACGACACGGCGCCGGGCGACGACCTGCTGGCGGACCTGGACGCCTACCGGCGCGCGCGCGCAGCGGGTATCGCGCACCACGGGGCGGCCTGATGCGTGCAGTGGCGGTCGCCCTGGCGGTGCGGCGCTGGTGGCTACGGCTAGTACAGGGACGACGGGATCAGGGCACGCGCAGCGGCCGTCGCTGCGCCCAGCCGCGCTGGCGAGGCTGCAGCGCGCGAAGGAGGGGAGCGACATGAGCAAGGCAGCAGTGGTGGCGGTGTTGGTAGGTGCGCTCGCGCTCGCCGGCTGCGGGGTCACGGGCCCCAAGGTCCGGTTCGCCCCGTCGGGTGACGGCATCGCCCAGGCGCAAGGGCCGGGGGTCGACGGCAACCTGTCGGACCCCGACGGCGTGGTGGTGGCCAGCGGGTCGTTCTATCTCAACCCCGCGGCCGCGGTGTCCCTGGTGCTGACCTACCTGGGCGACCTGCTCGACCTGGGGGGCGGCCGGAGTAACCCCGCGCCGACACCGGGCAAGTAGGGCCGGGTGGCCGATCAGGACGTACCGCCAGGGGCCGCCGTGCCCCTGGCGGTCGAGGATCCGCGGTGCGGGTGCGAGCTGCAGTTGCGGCGCGAGCGCGCGCTGTCCGTGGCGCTGTGGCTGGCTATCGTCTGCGTCGGCGCGGTCGCCGTCTCCGCCATCTGGTCGTACCCCAAGTGGGAGGGCGGGGTGGTGCAGGCCGTCACGATCCTAGGCGCCGTGATCAGCGGCATCATGACCGGCAAGTACGCGGTCATGTCGCCCACGGGGAACGGGAACGGCAAGCCGCACTAGGCGGCCCACCACCATGATCGTCGACCCGCCCGGCGCCCCGCGCCTGCCACCACCGCGACCGTACGGGGCGACGGCGGCGGTGATCCGCGCGCTGCGCAAGGAGCTCGGGCTGACGCAGGAGCGGTTTGCCGGCGAGGCGGGCGTGACGGTGTCCACGATCAACCGCTGGGAGGGCGGCCTCGCGCGGCCGAGTCAAGCCTGCCGGCTGCTGATCGACCTGGCCGCGGGACGGCACCACCTCCGCGTCGTCTGGCCCGTATGAGCTTCCTCGGCAGCCTGGTGGACGCGGTGGAGATCGGGGCGGCGCAGGCCCACGGGGTCGCCGCGGCCGTCGCGGCGCTGAAGGCCAGCGACGGCAATCCCCTGCTGGCGACCCGCGCCTACTGCACGGCGATCGGCCTGGGTGACGCGCCCGCGGCCGAGCTTGAGGCGGGGCTGCGGTGGGGGGTCGAGCGGCTGGCCACCGCCACGGCGATCGCCGCCGACGTCGTGCAGGTCGTCGGCAACCTCGGCTACCAGCTCGGCCACGTCAGGGCCGTGCTGCAGGGCTGGCTGGCCGAGGCGGCTAGTCCCCAGGCATAGGACTGCTAATAAAATAAGCGCCGCCCGGCCACGGCGGGACGTAACTACCGGCGACGCCTCGGCTTCTGTGCTGCGCCCCGCCGCGGGCGTTTCCGTGACCCCCTGCGCGCCGCCGCGCGCCGGTCGCGCATGTACGCACGCGACCACTCGCGGTGGCAGCGCATGCACCGCCGCCGCCCGTCGGCGTCCCGCCGGACGTTCTTGCCCCGCAGCAGGTGCCCGGCCTTGCACCGCAGCTTGCGGGCGTTGACCGCCCACGGGCTCTTGCCCTGTAGCGCCAGCGCCGCCCGACTGACGGGCACGTGGTGCCATGGGTTTACGCACGGCCGGTTGCGGCACGTCGGGCGCAGCAGCGGGCGATCGGCGGCGAGTACTCCCCGCAGCAGCCGGTACGCCAGCTGCGCGGCCGACACCTCACGGCCCTCGCCGCGCAGGTAAAAGAACCCGTAAGACCCGCGGCTGCGGGCGCGGCCGCCGAGCCACAGCCAGCAGGCGCGACGGATCCCTGGTGGCGACGTCGCGCCGCCGCGGCCGCCGGCGATCGCCACCTGGGACCAGAAGCGCGCGGCGTCGTCGGCACCGAGCAGCGGTGTCACGCGGGCGGACATGGACCTGGCCGGGCCAGCAGGCGGCGGCACGCCGCGCACCGGACGGGGGGGGTGCCGATCGCGTACGGTGTCAGCGCGCCGCAATGGCAACGGACGAGCCGCCAGCCGTTGCCGAGCTCGAGGATCACCGCGCCGGCGGCAGGCACCGGTCCCCCGGGATCGCGGGGTGCACGGTAGACGCGCGGGCCGTGGTCGCGGTGTCGCATGTGGCGTGGGCATGGCGGAGACGGGCACGCCAGTGTACCACCACCGCCCGCAGGTACCGTGTCGCCGCGCGTTGCCCCAGGGCGTGCGTCAGCGTCGCGCCGACGACTGCGCCCACCAGGACGCCGACCAGGAAGGGCCAGCTCTGCGGGCATGTCATGCCGCCGCCCCGGCCTTGCGCAGGTCGGCCACGCTGTCCGGCCCGGTGTACGGCCGCTTGTGCTTCTTCGCCAGCCGCGCGTCGCGCTGCCCGGCCGTCGTCACGCACCGCGCCGTCGTGCACACCGATCGGCCCAGGGCCTTGTAACGCGGGTCCCAGCTACAGCCGCCCGGGCAGGCGCGGGCCTCCGTGCACCCGCAACACTCGCAGCCGTGCAGCTTGTGCACGACGGCGGCCGCCTTCGCCGCCGCACGCGCGCGGGCTGCCTTCCCCTTGCCCTTCTCCCGCGCCGCCCGGGCCTGCGTGGCGGCCTCCTTCCGCACCGCCGCGCGCACCTTGACCACGTCGACCCGGTACTGCTTGGCGACGGTCGCCAGGGTCAGCGCCCGCTCGACGCTGTCGCCGCGCCCCTCCCCCTCGCGCGACAGCACTGCCTCGACCAGCAGCTGCGCCAGCGCGGGGCCGTCCATGCCGGTGATCCGCTTGCCGAGGACGTCGCGCCACTCCGGCTGGCGCTCGCCCTTCTTCAGCGCCGGCGCCCACCCATGGCTGCGCACCAGGTCCTTGTGCCGGTCGTGCCACATCTCCCGCACCATGCCGAGCGCCACCAGCCGCAGCGTCTTGACGTCCGCCAGGCTGTGCACCTTGGCGACGACCGTGCGCACGATCGCCGTGCGTGCCTGTGCCGCCAGCAGCGACTGCTGACGGGCCTGCCGCGCCTCGGCGGCCGCGTGGCCGCCGGCGCCCCGGGTTGCGCGCGCGTCGTGGACCTCGCACCGGCCCGGCCGCGTGCACACGGTGATCGCGTCCCCGATCTTGTGCTCGCCCGCCCAGCCCGACACCACCACCCCGGGCCGTGTGTGCGCGCACCGCTTCGTCCCGGCGGGGCGCCACGCCTTGGTCGTCAGCGGGTGCGGATCGCGCTGCCGGTCCTCCCGGTCCAGCTCGTAATTGGTCGTCAGGGCGACGGCGTCGGGCCCGGCGTCGGCCAACGCCCGCGCCACGTGGGCCTCCTGCTTGCCGCGGTAGCACGCGCGGTCGGTGCACACGTCCTTGGCGCGGACGTCGGGGAACAGGTCGGGCTGGTTGCCCGTGCGTTTGGGGCACGTCGTGCACGCGCCGGCCGCGGGCACCAGCCCTATCTCTTTGGGATCAAACGGCGCGCGGGCGAGCTCGAGGTGCATGGTCGCGTCCAGCCAATGCGTGAAGTCCCGCACGCTGCGCGACGTCGGGGCCGTCTTGCCCTCCTGCAGCCGACGGTCGAGCAAGTACTCCGCCAGCGCCGTCTCCTGGTCGGCTGCCTGCAGCCGAGCGAGCGGCAGGGCGTGCCCTAGGGTCAGCCGCCCTGCGACGTACGCCTTGCGCGCCGCCGGCGTCAGCTGCAGCAGCGACAGGCGCTGCCGCACGTAGGCGACCCGCTTGCCGATCCGCGCCGCCAGGCCGTCGACGTCGTACAGCTTGCGGTCGAGGAGCGCCTGCAGCCCGATCGCCTCGAGCAGCGGGTGCACGTCAGCCCGCTGCAGGTTCTCGGTCAACTGCGCCTCCGCCACCTGGTCGTCGGTCATGTCGCGCACGACGCACGGCACGGTCGCCAGGCCCGCGGCCTGTGCTGCTAGCCAGCGCCGCTCCCCGGCCACGATCTCGTACGTGCCCCCGCCGCGGAGCCGCACCAGCAGCGGCTGCAGCACCCCCTGCGTGCGCACGCTCTCGGTCAGGCCCGCCAGGTCCTCGGCGCTGTAGAGCGCGCGACGCTCGGCATTGAGCGCCGACGGCACGAGCCCGGTCAGCCCCACGTTGCAGACCTCCACTGGTCCGAGCTCGGCCGGCGCCACCGCCGGCTCCGCCGTCTGTCGCTTCGCCATGTCATCCCCCTCGTGCGGCGCGATCGCGTCGCGCCGCTGCTGTGTCTGCCACCGTGAGAGCCCGGCCAGTTGTTGCGCCAGGCCATCCCAATCCACACCATCGCTCATCGCTGCGGGTCCAGCTCAGCCAGCGCCGCCGCGCGCGCCCGGTTGAGCCGCACCATGGCCTCGTGGGTCCCCGCCGCCGCGTCGGGGTGCAGGCCCTTGGCCTGCTCCCGATACGCCTGCTCGACGTCGGCCAGCGTGATCGCGCGCGGGAACACCGCGCGCCAGTCGACGTCGTCGGGCGCGGGCAGTGCCAGGTAGCCGGTAAATGCCTGCTCGACCGTACCGACGCCCCACCGCTCGATCCCGCGGAGCGCGGCGATGTGCGCGGCGATCGCCGCGACGTTGTCTGCCACGCGCCGCCAGCGATCGCAGGGCAGGCAGTACGGCCGGCCGCGCAGCTGGAAGTAGACGGCGACACCGGGGTCGGCGGGCGCGCGCCCGTCGCTGTACGGCAGCCCGTCGCGGCGGGTGGGGACGTTGGTCGACACGACCAGGCGCGTGGCGGCAAAGCGCCGCAGCTCCTCCTGCAGCCGCGTGATCGCGTCGGCCAGCGACAGCTCCTGCGTCCGGCGATAGGCCGTCCCGCCGGCCGTGATCGGGACGTGCACCTGCTTGCCGAAGGCCGCCACCTGGCGGTCGCCACGGTGCCGCGGCACCGTACGCGGCCACGTCAGCGGATAGGCGGCCGGGTCCGTCACTCGACCACTACCTGGCCGTCCTCGACCAGCAGGCGCACGTCCGCGCCCTCCCACACCGCCGGCGTGTGCGACACCAGCACGACCTGGTGGAAGTGCCCGCGCTCGCGCGCGCGCCGCAGCATGGCCAGGTACAGCTGCGCGTGCGACGGCGACAGCGCGCTCCCGGTTTCGTCTCGCCAGAGCGTTTGGAATGCGTACCCGCTGCGGCGCGCGTTATCTAGCCCGAAGCCGAGCCGTAGGGCCTCCTCGATGATCGTCTGCTCGCCGCCGCACCCCTGGCGCATCTCGCGCCCGTCGTCCGTCAGGATCCGGGCCTCGAATACCTCCATGACGCCCCCGCGGTCCTTCTCCACCTGCGTCTGCAGGTCGAGCGCAAAGCGGCCGCCGTAGCAGGTCGCCAGCAGGTCGTTGGCCAGCTCGCTGACGCTCGGGCCGGCCTGGTCGAGCTCGACCGCCTGCACGCCGTCCCGGCCGCAATCGCGCTCGAGCACGCGCCAATCAGACGCGGTGGCGATCAACGTCGCCTCCTGCCCGCGCAGCAGCGTCGCGGCCGTGCAGGCGTCGCCCAGGGCGGCGAGACGACCACGCAGCGTATCGCGGGTGGACACGTGGCCCGCGTGCACCGCGCGCCCGTCGTCCACCGCGCGCCGCCACACCCGTAGGCTCTCGTCCGCCTGGTTCAGCGCGACGCGCCAGGTGCCGACGTCGGGCTCGACGAGTGGGGCCTCGGCCGCCGCTGCCTCCGCCGCGGCCAGCTGTGGCAGCAGCGCCGCCCGCGTCGCCTCGGCCGTCGCCAGGCCCGGCGCCCGCGCAACGTCCGCGGCCAGCCGTGTCCGCTGCCCCTCCGCCTGCCCGATCGCGTCGTCGACGGCGACCAGGTCGCCCTGTGCCTGATCCAGCGCCGTGCGCGCGGCCTGCGCGGCCACCCGGGCGTCCCGGCCCGCGGCAATGACCCGGGCCAGCTCGCCGTCGATCCGGTCGACGTCCTCCTGTCCCGTCGTGGTCGCCAGCGCGTCCTTGGTCAGCGGGCACCGCCGACACAGCGGGTTGGCGGGCTCCTCCAGCTGGTTGACCAGCTCGAGCCGCCGCACGGCCTCGGCCGCCACCCGCGCGCGCGTGCGCTCCAGGTCCGCCTTGACCCGCTCATGGTCCGCCCGCAGGGCATCCAGGCGCGCGTCCGCTGTGGCCCGTGCCGCCACCAAGGGGGCGACCCGCGCCTGCAGGTCGGTCGCGCGGCCCCGCAGGCCGGGCAACGCGTCGGCCAGCTGCGCGTCCTGGGCAATGGCCCCACGGATCCGATCGGCGCCGGCGCGCACCGCGTCCACCTGGTCAAGCTCCGCCTGCAGCCGGCCGCGGTCGACCTGTGCGGCCCGCACCCGGGTGACCACCGCCCGGTTGCGCTCCTGTACCGCCGCCAGCTCGCGCTCCGCCTCCTGCAGGGCCGCCCGCGCCTGCGCCTGCAGCTGCTCGTGACTGGCGACCTGCGCCTGCGCGTCGGCCATGGCGCCCTCCGCCGTCGCCACGGCCTGCGTGGCCGCGTCCAGCCGCGCCTGCGTGTCGGTGACGTCCGCCGCCCGCCGCTCGGCCTCGACCAGCTGCCGTCGCACGTCCGCCAGCTCGCGCGCGAGCTGCTCCGCCTCCTTCCCCGACCTGACCGACCACGCCTGCCAGCGTTCGGCGCCCAGCATGGCCATGACCATGTCCTTGCGCTCGCGCGGGGGCAGGCCGAAGAACGACAGCGGCGCAAAGCGGCTCTGCTGCGTCGCGTACACGCTGGCGTAGGCCAGGCGCGCAGGGGGCAGCAGGGCCGCGATCGCCGCGTGGTAGTCCTTGACCCCCGGCCCGGCCAGTGGCGTCAGCTGCTCCCCGTCGACCAGCGACAGGTACGCCTCCGTTTTGCCGCGGCCGCCGCCGTACTGCGGGTCAGCCTGCCACAGGGCGCGGTAGGTGCGGCCGGCCAGCGTGAACGTCTGCGACAGCTGGGCGTCGCGCACGCCGGGGGCCACCATGCCGGCAAAGCTGTCGTTTCTCATCGGGAATTCCCCGTACGCCCAGCCCGGGAAGCTACATTCCAAGAGCGTCGTTTTCCCCGCGCGGTTGTCGCCGCGCACGGCGATAATCCCGGGGCCGAGTGCCGACCAGTCGACGGTCGTCCTGGTGCGGTAGACGCCTAGCCCTTGGATGATGGTCTGACCGAGGATCATAGGTGCCTCCAGGTGCGCCCGTGTCGCAGATCGCAGATCGTCGCCGGGGTCACGTGATGCTGCCGCGCCAGAACGCTCGTCCGCTCGGTCGAAGCGCGGATCGCCAGCGCCCGTGCGGTCGTTAGGCGGGCCGCGCCCCCGTCCTCGCCGCGTGCGGTGCGGCGGCGACCCTTCCGGGCCATGTCCTCGTTGTTGTCGGCCTTCGTCCCCGGGAACACGTGGTGTGGGTTGCAGCAGCCCGGGACGTCGCACGTGTGAAGTCCGCACATGCCCGCCGGCATCGGCAGACGGTGCCCCAGCTCCCAGGCAATCACGTGCGCGCGTGTGCACCAGCGCCGGCCATCCCGCGAGACGTAGAACAGCCCATAGCCGTCGCGGTCTGTCTGACCCATCCAGGGCCAGCAGTCGTCGGGGGTACCGACGGCGACCTTGTCCCACAACCGGGCGAGGAAGTCCTGCGACATGAACCGGCCGCTAGCGGACATACGGGTGTCTTACGCGCGTTGGCGCCGGCGGGCAAGCAGGTACTCCCGACACGCCGCCGTGATCAGGGCCCCCACTCGCACGCTGTCGTGCGCGGCCTGCTCGCGGAGACGCTGGCGGAGGGCTGGTCGCACGCGGACCAGCAGCCACGCCCACCCGCCGTACTGGCGTCGGGGCGGGTGACGGAAGGGGAACGCGTAGCGACGCAGCGTCACCGGTGGCACTCGCGCGGATCGTGCCAGGTCGCCGGTGCTGCCCCGCACCGTACGCCGTGCACGAGCGCCGTCCCGTTGCCGAGGAACACCTGTAGATCCGCCGCGCCCGTCGTGTCCTCGCCCGCGACGCAGATGGCGGCAAAGCAGGCGCCGCTCGCATCGGCGTAGTGCACGATCCGACCGACGGTGAGCTTCATGATCCCCCCGCCTGGAGCGTCTCGAGCTTCCGCAGGCACCGCGCCTGTTGCCCGGCGTCGGGCGCGCGCGCACCTAGCAGCTGCCAAAACAGCCGCAGCTTCTCCGCCGGGTCGCCGGCCGTCGACCAGGCCACGCTGGCGTCGACCGTCGCCGGCGGCGGGGTGCGCAAGGTGTCGTCACCCGCGCCCATCGCGGGTGGGGTATCCCCGTCGCCGGCGACGGCAACCTGCACGCCGGTCAGCCGGCTGCGCGTGCGCGGGATCGGCGTGCGCTCGACCACCACGGCGGCCGCGCCACAGCTGTCGATCGCCCAGCTTGTCAGCAGCGCCGTCGACGGCACACTGTCCGCCTCCTCCTCATGGTAGCGCGCGCGCACCCGCACCTCCGCCCCGGCGATCCCCTGCCAGCGATCGCCGCCGGCGTCCAGCTGCTCGATCAACGACGGCCCCGGGTGCAGGTCGACGTCGACGGTCAGCAGCCGCCGCGCCGGCGTCGGGCGAAAGGTCACGACGGGCGGCTGTCCGGCGACGACGTCGGCCAGCAGGTAGCCCTTGACGTCGGGCTCGCCGTGATTCTGCGCTGTCGGGCTGCCAGCAAACCAGCCGCGGACGCCGACCTGCTGGAACTTGTGGATGTGCGAGCAGAGCGCGACGTCAACGCCGAGCTCGTCCAGGTCGTGCGGCGCTAGTTCGATCTCCCGCCCCAGCATGACCTCCCCGCCGCCCGTCACGCTGCCGCCGACGTTGCCATGGAACAGCAGGACCGTGGGCACGCCGCGCGCGCGCCAGTCCGCGGCGTCCAGCCGCCACGCCGTCAGCAGCGTGCGCAGGTGCGTCTCCATCTCGACCTTTTGGTCGGCCACCGCGCCGCCACTGCCCGCCCCGACCAACCACCGCTTGCTCGGATACGGCAGGCAGTAGACGCGCACGGGCCCGGCGGCCGTGTCGAGCTCGAGCACGTCGGGCTGGGTCACGGCGTGGATCGGATAGCGGCCCGCCAGCCGCCCGTATATCTCCAGGTCGCCCGGGTACTCGTGGTTGCCCTCGATCACGACCACGGGCGCGTGGGCGGCCATCATCTGCAGCGTGCGCGCGTTCGCGTTCCGCTCGGCCGGCTCCGCCTTGTGCGGCACCGTCGTGCCCGCCAGGTCGCCCCCGACTGTCCACAGGTGCACGCCCTGGCGCATGCCGTCGTCGGCAACGTAGCCAAGCACCAACAGCTGCGTCTCCCAGCGGGGGCCGACCGTCGTGTGCCAGTCGCCCGAGTGTCCAATCCTCATGCCGTCCCCCTGCGCCCGCGCCGCTGCTTGGCGATCGCGCGGGTGGCATACTCGTAGAATACCCGGAGGAAGGTGCCAGGCGGCTGGTCGCGGCCGCGTTCCATGGCCTGATAGACCACCCGGCGACTGACACTGCACCACCGCGCGGCCGCGCTGACGCTGACGCCAGCCTCCAACTGCTCCAACAAGAGCGCCACTGTCGTCTCCGTCAGCACAACGGCGTCATGGGCGCGCCCCCAGCCAGCTCCGCAGCCGCCGCAGCGCCCGGTGGTAGACCGTGTGCACGCGGGCCTGGCTGACCCCCATGACCGCGCCTACCTCGTGCTGGGCAAGCCCGACGACGACGACCAGCAGCAGCACCTTCCGCTCCCGCTCGGGCAACCGCGCCACGGCCGCCGCGACGTCGACCACGCGCGGGTCCGTGGCGTCCGCGGTTGCCTGCCCTACCATCGCCGGTCGGCCGGGCGGCGCGTCAGCCGCGCACGCGCGCGTACCAGACGCCACCCGGCCATGAGGCACGCCAGGCCAGCGACGACCACCGTGTCCCGCAACGTCATGCCGTGGTGGTGCTGTCCGGCGTCGCGGCCGGGCCCTGTGCGGCGGCGCCGGCGCCCGGATAGGTCGGCCCGTCGACCAGCTGGTGGGCGCGGGGGTCCCAGCGCACCGCGGTGTATGGGCGGTCGCCGTCCACGTGTGCCCAGCACCGCAGCGCACCGTCCTGCCGATACCCGGCGGGCTGCCGGCACTGCCGCCCGCGCCGGCCGTTGCCCGTCGCCTGCCGCTCGCACGTCGGTCGTCCTGTCGTCGTCATGGGATCACCCTCCTTTGGTGGGGAATTACGCCTTTGGCTCCCTTCGCCGGAGCACGTCGATGTAGCGCCAGCATTCCTCGAGCTCGGCGGCGAACCGAGCCGCCTGTTCCCGGAACACATTGACCTTTTGCCCAAGGTCGATGCCGCTATTGACGGCCTCGGAGCGCGTCCCGTCGGGCTCGTCGAACCAGCCCCACAGGAGATCGCTGTGCATCCGAAGCACCTCGGTGGTCTCGTTCGGCAAAACGGGGGTCATGCTCTCCCGCCGCTTATAGCCAGCCCAAAGAGCCGTCACTTCGTCCATGCGCTTCTGGAGGTAGTTGCTGAGGGCTTCTTGGTCGGTTGGTTGTCGGTCAGACATGGTGTGTGTCATACACCTGGTACACGGCTCCCCGTCAAGTGGGCCTACCAGCGCCGCTCCCGGTCCTGGGTGCGCAGCATCCGTGACCGCTTGGCCTCGATCATGGCCATGACCACGGGCAGGTCCTCGGCCTCAAACGCCACCTGCATGCTGCGCTCGCCTTCCGTCTCCGTGAGGCGCAGCCACAGCAGCGGCGCCCCCGGGTCGCGCAGGTCCTCGATCAGGCACAACTCCATGTGATCGGTGCGCAGCGCGATCGGTCGCGCGTGCGGCGCCTCGGCCTCCGGCGCCGTGGGGAAGCGCGCGCGCTGATTGGCATGCGTCTCCGCACGGGTCGGGGGCATCGGTCGGTCCTCAGCCATCTCGTCTCCTTCCGTGGTGCGCCTCCTGTTTGGTTGAGGCGCGGTCGCTGTCCGCCCCGCGCTGTAGCACTCGGCGCGCGGCCCTGCCTAGCCCGGTCGCTCCCGCGTCTGCGCGCGCGCCCGCCCCGCGCGGGCGGCCAGGGCGACGCGATCGCCGCCGCGCCACGGTCCCAGGGTACGCGTCAGGGCCGCGGTCGCGGCGGCCCCCCACACGCGCAGGTAGCCGCCGGGGGGTTGCTGACGGCCGCGGGCCATGGCCAGGTACAGGGCCTGACGGCTGACCCCGACGGCGCGCGCGGCCGCGCTGACCGTCCCCCCCGCCTCCAGCCGCCGCAGCACGGCGGCCAGGACGGTCGGCGTCAGCTTCTGCGCCTCCCGTGGCTGCGCATCACGCAGGCCCGCGGGGCGCCCGCGCCCGTTGCCGTTGCCCTGGGCCACCTGGCGGCCCCCTACGAGCGGAACGGGTCGTCAGGATCGGTGCTGCCGCCGGCCTCTGTGGTGGCTGGCGGTGGTGGGGCGGGGTGCCGATCGGTGTCGGCCCGCGGGCCGGCCAGGGCGCGCCGTGCGCCCGTCGCCCTGTCCGCGATCGCGCGGGCAAACTCCTGCTTCATCACGGGATCGTCGGTCGCGCCGGTGAACACAAGGGACGCGACAACGAACGGCTTTTGAATGTCGCCGCGGCCGTACAGGCCCTTGATGAAGCCGACACGGCGGGCGACGGCGTTCTGCGCCAGCGACTCGCACGTGCGGTGGATATGCACGCGCTGCTGGGTCAGCCGGGCCGTACTGCGGGCCCGCGCCTGTGGGGTGCCGTCGCGCAGGTCGAGCACTGCCGAGTCCTCGGCGCTGACGTCGCGGCCGTCGAGGGTCGGGAAGGTCCCGCGCTTGCGCACGTGGCAAAACAGCGGATCGTGCGCGTCGTCCAGCCGCTCCGTCTCCCACGACACGCCCGCGGCCGTGGTGATCTTCTCGAGCCCGATCTTCGACAGCCCGTACTGATCGGGCTTGCGGTCGTCGCGGTAGACGTCGGCCCCAATCGGGTCGCCCTGCGCATCCAGGCGCGCGTCGACGGCGACGGGGCGGAAGCTGACGGCGTAGCCGGGCGGGATGAAATCGACGTCGCGCACGGGGATACACAGGTTGTACTTGTCGCGGGCGCGGTCGAAGGCCGCCAGGGCTTTCAGCACGCTGGGCACGTCGGTGTACAGCTTGCGCTCGACCACCTCGGGCAGCTGCGGCGCCGCGGCCGCGGGCGGCAGGGGCGACATCGGTCGCTCGGCCGTTGTGGTCGGCGGCGCGGTCGTCGTCGCCGGGTCGGGCGTCGGGGCCTTGGTCGCCGCCTGCGGTCCCGGGGTGGCGGCCGCCGCGCCCAGCGGCAGCTGCGGGTCGGATCGCGTGGCTGCGGCGCCGTTGCCGAGGGCGGCGTCGAAGAGGGCGAGCAGCTGCGGGTGCGTCAGCCGGTCGTCGGCCTGCACGAAGGTCAGGCCGTGCAGCCGCTGGGCCGCCGCCTGCAGGGCCTGGCCCGCAGCCGCGATCGTGGCCTCGCTGGCGCCGGTGGCGAGCAGCGCGCCGTAGGCCGAGCGGCGGGCAGCCGTCGGGCTGGTGGCGTCGCACTCCTCGCCCCGCGCGTCGACGGCGACGACGCCGTGGCACAGCTGGTCGGGGGTGCGGATCAGCAGGCGCGCGGACGTCAGCGCCAGGCGCACCGCTTCGTTGGGGCCGTTGCGATCAGTCGTCATGGTGGGGTCGCTCCTCGTCTGCTTCTGCTAGGGGCCGGTGCGGGCGCACCTGCCGGTTGATAGCCATGTCGACCCGGGCGTCCACCAGGTCGATCAGCGCCTCGATCAGATCGCCGCGGGTGACGCCGACGGCGTCATTCATGCCCGGTCGCGGCCGCAGGCCGCGCTCGCGCTTGGCGTCCTGGTACTCCTCGGCCGCGTCAATCACGGCCGCGACCAGGCGGTATGTCTGCAAATCGCGCTCGAGATTAGCCATGCGTCGTGTCCTCCGGGCCCCGTGCGGGGCGCCCGCGTCGCGTAAATGTCGCCAGGTACGTGCCTGGCGCGCCCCACCACCCCACCGCCCACAGGTCCAGCACCGCGCCCGGATCAGTGGCGACCCGGCGGCTGGCCACCGCGGTCGCCGTCTCGCACCGTCGCCAGCCGCGGCCCCATGATCGCCAGCCACGGGGCTGCTGGCCGGGCCTGCACAGGTGATACCGCATGCGCACCCGTGTTACACACCCGCTGCCCGCTGCTGTCAAGCAAAGTTCGGCCACCGGGTCACGCCTTATGGGTATAGCGGCAGCCGGTGGGGGGGAGTACACGGGCACGCTAAGGCGCGACCCGCCCATGACCACTCCCCTGTAACCCCCCGGGCGGTCGCCCGTGTCGGGCCGCATACGCGCGCGGACCCTGCCTTGCACGGCCAGCCGCCCGGGGGTAACCGCTGACCTTGTACGACTGCGACGGGCCTGGCAGGCGTCCACCTGCCAGGCCCGTCCTTGTGACCGGCTCACTGCCCCTGCTACCCGCCGACCCCTACCCACAGCCCTGCACCCCTGCCGGTCAAGTCCATGCCCCGAGGCTGGCCACGAATCCCATCGCGTGCGTCAACGTCCGCCACGCCAGGCCGCGCTCGGGGTGCCCCTGCAGGGCGCCGGTGCGCACCATGGCCCCGCGCGGGTCGTACAGCGCCCATGGCCAGTTCGCGGTCGGGTGCCCACAGTGCTCCAGCCGCCAGCCGTCGACGTGCACCCAGCGCGCCCGCAGGCTGATCCACGGGCGCGGATCGACGCGGCGCCAGCCCAGGCGCGTTGCGGCCTTGTGCGTCATGCGCAGCCGCACGCTCATGCGATCGCCGGCAGCCGCCGCGGGCGGATCCGCTGCGGCTCGTCGCCGGGGGGCGGGATGCAGCCGCGGTGGATATATACCGTCTCCGCGTTGCGCCAGCTGGTGCCGCGATCGCGCACCCGCACCACCAGGCCGGCCCGGTTGCCGTGGCTGCAGCCGGTGACACGGCCACCGCAGCGCAGGCAAGGCAGGTCGGCCACGCAGTCGTCGGCCATGCGGTGCACCTCGTACGCCTCGCGTGCCGTCGGGTCGGGCAGCAGCCAGGTGATCCGGGCCGCGGTCGTCGTCATGGTGTGCTGCCTTTCCCGCGGGCGTTGACCGCGTCCACGATCAGGTGGGCGATCTTGCGCGCGCGCTCCGTCTCTCGCGCCTCCCGCTCGGGCCCCCCGGTGTGGAAGCGGACGAACACGCCCGCGATCGCGTCGGTGTCCTGCGGGTCCTCGGGGCGGATGATCACCATGCGGTCGTACACGTTGCTGACGACCCAGGGGGGCGGTGGGAGTGGCGCCCTGCCGGCCTTCATGTCCGCTCGCCCCCCTTGTCGGGCCCCGACTCGGGCCCGGTCGCGCCGCCGTCGGCCACGACGCGGAAGGCGATCCCCGGCCACGCCTGCGCGAACGTCGTGCGCATGCGGTCGGCCTCCCCCTGCGTCGGGTAGCGATCGACCAGGTGCCACCCCAGCGGCGCGTTGGCCTCGAGCCGGTACATCAGCAGGTTGCCGTGGCCGTACACAGCACCACGTGCACGGCGTTGATCAGCCTGGCCGCGGTCACCGTCAGCTGCTGCGCGTAGCCGCTCGCCACCACGGCGACGGTGGTGGCGATCGACAGGCCGATCAGGACGGTCAGCACGCCGTGGCCGCCCTCGTCGTCGCGCAGCTGGCGACTGCAGCCGGGGCAGGCGTCGCCGTCCCGCGACGTCCGCTCCGGTGGTGTCGGCTCGCCGCACACCAGGCACGGCGCGTGCTCGGCCTCGTCCCCCAGGCGCAGCACCTCGGCGTCCACGTCCCCGCGATCGACGCCGCACGCGGTGCACAGTGCCGCCACCTCCGCGTCGGCCTGCCGGTCGTGCGCCGGCCCGCTGTACTCCCCGCCGTCGACATACTCGTCCACCGCGGCCGCCTGTACGTGCTCCGCGTAGATCGCCATGGCGCGCACCGCCACGTCGTGCACCCTGTTGGTCGTCGTCATTGCGTCACGCCTCCCGTCGCCCCCGGCGACAGCTGCGGGCACCGCTGTGTAGTCCGTCATGGGACCCCGTTAGACACCCGTCCCCTGTGTGCTGTCAAGTGAAATAATCGCGCAGTGAAGTCACGGCCTTGGCCGTGGCTGACCCCCCACCCCTTGACGACACCTACGCGCCTCGCCTACAAGCGGCCGCTTCGTCATGGGCACGCCGCCGCGCACCGGGACCGCCTTCCAGCAGTGGCTGCGGGTCGCACGGGCGCTGCGGCGGCTGACGGTGGCGGAGGCGGCGGCGAGCCTGGGGGTATGCGCGGCCAGCTGGGCGTTGTGGGAGCGCGGGCAGGTGCCGCACCTCGAGCAGCTGGATCGGCTGGCGCGCTGGGATGGTAGCACGACGCTGCTCGCGCTGCTGCGCATGACCCGACGGCCGGCGCGCGTGCCGCGGCGACCCACACAGCGACCGCAGGAGGTCGGCGCCAGGCGGTAGCAGGTGGGGCAGGGGGGTGTGGCAGTGGCGGAGCCGAGCAGGGGCAGGGATGGACAGGGCGACGCGCTCGGGCGCCGAGGGTGAGTCTCTCCGCGACGCGCTGGGCCTGGCACACGACGGTGGCGGCGACGGCCAAGCTGGTCCTGCTCTGCCTCGCTGAGCATGCGCGCAAGCCGGATGGCGTCGCGTGGCCGAGCGAGCGGCGGATCATGACCCTGACCGGCCTGAGCGAGCGGAGCGTGCGGCGCGCGTTGCGGGCGTGTGAGGTTGCCAGGGTCCTACACCGGATCAGCGGGGGCGCCCGGCGCGGTGACGTGCCCCGCTACCAGCTACACGTACCGGCGGGCGGTTATCCACAGGGCGCGCAGCGGGTGGCCGAAGGGGGCCAATTTGGCCAGGAAGGGGGCCACGTTGGCCGCAGGAAGGGGGCCACGCTGGCCCCCCGAACCAGAAGATCTTTGAACCGTAAGGAACCTGCAGCTACGCCAGAACAGCAGGAGCGGGCCGCGGCAGTGCTGCGGGCGATCGGGCAGAGCCTGACAGCGAAGGCCAGCAAGGGGGCCGCGTCCGTGGCATGCCCAGGCAAGGGGGGCGATTGATGGCAGACCAGACGACCCATGGCGGGTGCTTCGCCTGCGGCGACCCGCACACGCCGGTGCTGTACAGCACCAGCAATCCGCGCAAGATCGCGCGCGCGCTCGCGGCTGCCGGCCGCCAGGGCGTCAAGCTAGGGGCGCCGAGCGTCGCCCTGTGCGCGCCGTGCTTCGGGCCCGAGGAGCGGTAGCCATCTCCACTTCGTACAACCGACGACGCGGCGGCGCCGCGCGCGCGTCGCAGACGCAGGACGGCCACCGCGGCCGTCCGCACCTCAAGGCGCACCGCCGCGCGCTGCTGCCGCTCGACCTGGTCAAGGACCGCCTGGACCTCGAGCGGTTCACGTGGCGGCGCGCGGGGTACCTGTGGGCGCAGCCGCCGCGTCGGCCCGGGTGATCACGTGCACTGTCGGATCATCGGCAACGCGATCGTGTGCACCAGCGGGCGCCGGCGTACCGTGCCGTGCGCGATCGACGACTGCGGTGCGCCCAGCGGCTGGCAGTGCGATCGCGTGATCAGCGCCCCGGGCCAGCCCCGACGCACCTGCGATCGGCACCTGTGCGCCCGGCACACGAAGCCGCGGCTCGGCCGCCGCCACTACTGCCCACCGTGCGCGCGCGCCGCCGACGAGCTCGGGGAGGAGTAGGTGAGCGGCGTGGAAATGGCGGTCAGCCGCGCGGCCTTGACCTTCTCGGCTGTGCTCTTCCTTGGCCTGTTCGTGATCATGTCGCGCGATACCAGCAAGTTCGTGTCCGATCACAGCCACGCCCTCGTGGCGCTGGTGATGGGCGCAGCGCTGCTTGCTGTCGTGGTCGCCATGGGCGGGTGGCCCCATGGCGGCTAGGCGTCCGCGCCGTGGCTGGCGTGGTGGCGTGCGCACCGGACGGCGCGCGCTCGCGGGCAGCGGCTGGGTGGGCGACGAGCACGCAGAGGCCGTGGCGTTCACCGAGTGGAAGGCCGCGCAGCTGCTGACCCTGCCGACGTCGCCGCTGCGGCTGCTGCACGCGATCCCCATGGGCGGTTTCCGCGGCCGTCGCAGCGCCGGCCGGGTGTGGGCCGAGGGTGCGGTCGCTGGCGTCAGCGACTACGCCTGGCCCGTCGCGCGGCGCGACTACCACGGCCTGTACCTCGAGCTGAAATCCCTGCGCCTGGACAAGGCCGGGCACCTGGCCGCCGCGCTCGCCACGTCCCAGGCGCAGTGGCTGGCCGACGTGACGGCGGAGAGCTACTGCGCCAACGTGTGCTACGGCGCCGACGCCGCGCGCGCGTGTGTGCGCTGGTACCTCGGCATGGCGCGCGACGACGTGGAGCGGGAGTACCACGTGCGGCAGACCGTGACGCTCGACGCGGCCGGCCGGCCCGTGTGGTTCGACTGGCGACCGACGGCAACGGGAGACGCCGCGACGGCGGCGGAAGGAGGGGACCATGGCGACGAAGAAGGACCGGGCGACGGAAGCGGGGCCGACGCGCCCCGCACGCGGCGCACCCGAGCGCATCTTCGCGCGCGAGACGCGCGAGCTGCCGGTCAAGCTGACGGCGGCCGAGCTGCAGGCACGCGGGGCGCTGATCGGGCAGAAGATGGGGATCCTGCTGCGGATCGAGCTGCAGGCGGCCGCGGCCAAGGACCATTACAAGGCCGAGGCGACGCGGACGCGCAAGGAGATCGAGCAGCTGGGCGAGGTGCTCGAGAAGGGCACGGAGGTGCGCGAGGTCGAGTGTGAAGTGGTGCTCAACTGGCACGACGCCACGCGCGACACGCGCCGCACCGACACGGGCGACGTCGTCGACAGCCGCGCGCTGTCCCCGAAGGAGCGGCAACAAGAGCTGTTCCGGCAAGGACCCGGCGGCCGCAAGGGCAAGCGCGGGCAGACGCCGCCAGCCGACGCCGCACCGGCGGCCGCGGGCGACGACCGCCCTGCCACGTGATCTTGGGAGCCGATCACGTGGCAGGGCGGGCTGGTAAGGGCAGTGGGGCCGACGGCGTCTCACCGGGCGCCGGCGGTCCCGAGGCGGGCAGTCCGCGTCAGGGGGCAGTAGAGCACATGCGCGGGCGTGCGGCTAGCCACGGACGTCGGCGGCGGGCGCCGGCGCTACGCGACCGGGTCGTGGCCTTCCGTCGCGTGCGGGCGGCCGACGTCCTGGTCAACCCCGCCAACTACCGGCGGCACCCGGAGGAGCAGCGGGAGGCGCTGCGCGCGGTGCTGCGCGAGGTGGGGTTTGCGGGTGCCCTGCTGGTGCGCCGCGATCGCCGCGGGCGGCTGGTGCTGATCGACGGGCAGATGCGCCGCGACGACAACCCCGACGCGCTACTGCCTACGCTGGTCACGGACCTGACGGCGCGCGAGGCGGAGCTGCTGCTGGCAACGTACGACCCGCTGGGCGCCATGGCCCGGCGGGACGAGGGGCAGCTGCGGGCGCTGCTGGCCCGGGTGCGGACGGACGAGGCGGCGCTGCGCGTGCTGCTGGATCGCCTGGCGTCGGGCTCGAGCGCAACGCCGGCGGCTGCGATCCCGGCCGGCCCGTCGCTGGCCGACCGCTTCCTGGTCCCGCCCTTCACCGTGCTGGACGCGCGCCAGGGATACTGGCAGGAGCGCAAGCGGCAATGGCTGGCCCTGGGGATCCGGTCGGAGATCGGGCGCGGGGGCGAGGCGGCGTCAGCGTTCAAGACCGCCGGGGATCAGCCGACGCGGCAGCTGATGCGTGGCCGGGGCGGCAAGCGGGCGGCGTTCCACGGGCCAGGCCGCCGCGATACGATCAGCCAGGAGATGGCCAAGCGCGGGGGCCGGCGTGGCGCCGATCAGCCGCTGGTGCCGTCGTGACGGTAGCGGGCGCGCAGCGCGGCGATCCCCGCGGTGACCGCCGCCAGGGGATCGCGGCCAACCTGGGCGTAGAAGCGCGGGTGCACCAGCGCCTCGTGCCCGCGCACGATCGCGTCGCGGTGCGGGCCGAGGCGCGGGAAGCGGGCGGCCAGGGCGAGCGCCCGCGGCCAGTCGCCGGCGGCCATGTAGGCGTGCAGCTGGTCGATCTTGCGGGGCGGGGTGGCCATGGCTGACAAGCTCCCTACCAAGTCTCGTGGGCGGGCGTCGAGGGGCAAACAGCGACCGCCCCGCGCGATCAGCGGCGGCGGCTACGGCAAGCGCAGCAGCTTCCTGTTCCGCACCGACGACGGCTACGCCGCTGGCGAGGACGCGCAGGTGGCCGGCACCGGTACCAGCATCTTCGACCCGGTCCTGTGCGAGCTCGTCTATCGCTGGTTCTGTCCGCCCGGGGGCCTGGTACTGGATCCCCTGGCGGGCGGTAGCGTGCGCGGGATCGTCGCGTCGCGCCTGGGCCGCCGGTACGTCGTGATCGAGCTGCGGGCCGAGCAGGTGCGGGCCAACGACGCACAGGCCAAGGCCATGTGCGGCGCGCCGCTGCCGCGCTGGCAGGTGGGCGACGCGCGCGACTTCCGTGCGGACGGCCCCGGGGACCTCAGCGCCGTCGCCGCCGACCTGGTGTTTACCTGCCCGCCGTACGCGGACCTGGAGGTGTACAGCGACGACCCGCGCGACCTGTCGACCATGCCGTACGACGCCTTCCGCGCCGCCTGGGCGGGGATCGTGGCGCAGTCGGTGGCGGCGCTGCGCGCCGATCGCTTCGCTGTCGTCGTCGTGGGCGACGTCCGCGCGCCGGGCGGCCAGTATCGGGCGTTCCCCTGGCACACCGTGGCGGCATTCGAGGCCGCGGGCGCGGCGCTCTACAACGAGGCGGTGCTGGTCACGGCCGTGGGGTCGCTGCCCGTGCGCACGGCGAAGCCGTTTGTCGGGAGCCGCAAGCTGGGCAAGACGCACCAGAACTGCCTAGTGTTCATCAAGGGCAGCCCGACACGCGCGACGGAGGCCTGCGGGGCGGTCGACGTGGCCGACGTGCTCGCCGGCGTGGCGTCGCCATGACGTCGACCGATCGCCAGCGCGACGCGCTGGGCGCGCAGGGCCGTGTGGGGTGTATAGAACCGGAAGGGGAGGGAACGACGCGATGCTGACGACACCAGTGCTGGGTCCGATCACAAGCCATGGGCGCCCGACGCTCTTGTGGTCCGCCGCCCCGGGGGCGGCCGGCTACCTGATCGAGCGCGCATACGGCTGGGGTCCGTTCAAGGCGATCGCCTACGTGGCGGCGCCGCTGACGTCCTACATCGACAACCAGCAGGACGGCAGCAACGGGTTCGTCCGCGTCGGCCACAATCGGTACCGCCTCCGCGCGGTAGCGGCCGACGGCCAGGGCAACTCGCCACCGTCAAGCTGGGTGGACGCGGCCTACGGGACGACGACGCCGCTAGCGGCGCGCCGGCTGCTGGCCGCCACCGCCAACCGGCTGGTGATCGTCGATCCGGAGGCGGGGACTATCCTGGGCGCGACGCCGCCCGATGCGGTGTTCGCGGGCGCGGCGGCGATCGTCGTGGTCGGCACGCGGGCGTACGTGCGGGCTAACGGGCGCCTCCTGGTCGTCAACGTCACCAACCCGGCTGCACCGGTGCTCACCGCGGTCCTGGTCGATGCGCGCCTGGCCGAGGTGGGGGACGGCCCGGGCGAGCGCGACGGCGGCCAGTCGCTGCTGGCCTGGTCGCCGTCCCGCCTCCTCGTGTCCTGCTTCCTCGCGGGCACGCTCCTGTCTATCGACGTGAGCGATCCGACGCGGCCGCGCGTCGCCGGCGAGATCGCGCCCGGCGGCGTGGTCAACTTCGTCTCGGGCCAGCCGCTATGTCTGGCGCGCCTCGATGCGACGCGCGTGCTGTGGCCGGGGAACGCCAATCCGCACGTACCCGTGGTGGACGTGACGGACCCCGACGCGCCCGCCCTGACGAACGCCTGGGGGTCGTGCGTCCTGCACATGGGCGAGGGCCCGTGCGCCCTCGTGGTCGACGGGCGACGCGCGATCGTCGCCGTCGACGTCGGCGGCCTCTGCCTCTTCGACCTTGCGGACCCCGCGCAGCCGGTGTGCGTGGGCGCGTTGCCCGTGCCGGCGATGACCATCACGCCGACGCTTGCGTATGACCCGAGCTACGGCCAGGTGGTGGCCGTCTGCCCGGGACCGGACGCCGGTGCGGCCGCGCCCGCGCAGCTCGTTCTCCTTGACGTGACGGTGTCGGCTAGCCCGCGGCTCGTCAGGACGGTGCCGCTGGTTGCGCGCGCCGCCGCGGTCGTCCTCCTCGACCGGCGGGCGGTCGTCCTCGAGGAGGGCGCCGTGGTTGCGTTCGACCTCGACCAGCCCGACCAGCCACCGCGCACCGTGGCGGACGCACAGCTGGTCGGCGCCGGCGCGCTGGCCGTGGCGTCGCCGTGATACTGACCGATCGCCAGCGCGACGCCCTGCACAGGCTGGCGCTAGCCGCGCACCTGGCCGTCAAGGTGTACGATCACCACGAGCCGGACCCGTACGAGGCCGCGGCCATGGCAGCAGCGGGCCCCGACGAGACGGACGGCATGTTGTCGACCTTGCTGGCGGATCCCATGGACGAGCTCGGCCTGGCGCTGGCGGAGCTGCGCGCCACCTTCGGGCCCCTCGTGGTGCCATGAATCCCCTGGCGGCGCCCACCTGCGCGTGCGGTACGCCGGAGTGCACGGCAGACGCGGTCACGCTGTGCGGGCAGCAGCGGGTGACCGGCAGCTGGTGTGGCCGCCCGGTGTGCCGGCAGCACGCGCGGGTGCTCGGGCGGCTGCTCGAGGAGCACACGGCGACGGACTACGGGGCCGTGCCGGTCGGGCGCTACCGCTTTGTGCACGACGGCGTGGCGTGCACGCGGTGCGCCGACGCGCGCACGCAGCAGGCGGCGTGAACACGGCGGCCGCCGACAGCCGCGGGCGGCGCTGGTACGTGCGCGTGCCGCTGCGCAGCTGGGATCGGCAGCGCGAGCTGATCCGGGCGCTGTGGCTGGCCGCCTGGTCGCCGGTGCCCGACCCGCAGGCGCTCCGCCGGATCGCCAACGACCTGGACAAGGCGTACAGCGTCGACGGGCTCGCGCCCGGTGAGGCGATCATCCTGGACGACGGCCGTCCGTGACCGCCATGTCGGTGGCCGGCGGGAAGGTGTAAGTAGGCGCGCAGGTGGCAGGGGCGGCACGTGGGGTGTCGCGGGATGGACGGGGTGGTGGTGGCTGGGATGGAGACGCTGTTTCGACGCCCCGACCGGATCGACGCCAAGCTGAACGTCTGCACGGTCCTGTTTAACAGCGTGCGGTACCGGGCGCGGTGGAAGCTGACCGAGGACTTCATCCGGCAGGTCGAGCGCCACCACAACGCGCGCGTGTGTGTGGCCGAGGTCGCCTTCGGGGAACGGGAGTTCGTGATCGCCAGCGCCACCGACCCGTACCACCTGCGCCTGCGCACCTGTCACGAGCTGTTTTTCAAAGAGAACGCCCTCAACCTGCTGTTTGCCCGGGTCATGGCGGCGGACCCCGAGGCGGAGTACTTCGCCTGGGTCGACGCCGACACGCATCTTGCGCGCTACGATTGGGTGGACGAGGCAATCCACCAGCTGCAGCACCACCCGGTGGTGCAGCTGTGGTCGGAAATGCAGGACCTGACGGACGAGCACGAGGTGCTGGCGACCGGACCGAGCTTCGTGCAGACCTGGCAGGAGGGTCGCAAGGGCGAGCCCGGGTGTCACGGGGCGCCGGGCCGTCAACACCTGGGGCCGACCGGCCTCGGCTGGGCCGCGATCCGCGCGTGGATCGAGGGCGTTGGTGGCCTGCTCGACGTGTGCGTGGTCGGCTCGTGCGACTGGTGGATGGGCTACGCGCTGATCGGCCGGCTCGAGGCCGCGCTCGCCGCGACCGGGAACCACCCCGGGCGCAAGGGGCGCGGTACCTACCACCCGGACTATGTCAAGGCGATCTGCGAGTGGGAGCGCCGGACGCGGTTGACGCAGTGGAAGGAGCGGCCGCTACAAGGCAACATCGGCCTGGTCAAGGGCCTGGCGCTCCACTACTTCCACGGGCCCAAGGCCGACCGGCGCTACCAGGACCGCGAGCAAATTTTCATCCGCCACCAGTTCAACCCGCTGACCGACCTCAAGCGTGACGTCCAGGGGCTGTGGCAGCTGACGGCCGACAAACCGGAGATGCGCCGCGACCTGCAGCGGTACTATCGGGGACGCAACGAGGACGCGCCGACGCGCTGATGGCGGGCGCACCACGTAGCAGTGCACCACCGCGACGGCGCCGGCGACGTCGTCGGCCGCCACGACAGGCGGCGCCGGCGCAGCGCAATCGGCCCGTGGGCGAGCACGCGCGCAAGCTGCAACGCCGCGTGCAGGCGCTCGACCTGTACCTGCACGGCCTGTCGTTCACCGGCGTGCACGACGCCCTGGCGTTGCAGGGCGTGCGCGTCGATCGCTCGACCGTCGTCCGCGACATTACCGATGCCCTGGGCGAGCTGGCGGAGCTCGACGTGCGCTACCGTGAGCAGGTGCGACAGGAGCTGGTGGAGAAGGCGCGCCTGCTGTGGAAATGGCTCGAGCCGCGCGCGTCGGTGGGCGATCCGCGGGCGATCCTGGCGGGCGAGCGCGTGCTGGGGCGGCTGCAGAAGCTGACGGGGGCGTACCCGCCGGGCCTGCCCGACGTGCCGGGGCTCGCGGACGTGGCCGGCCCGGCGCGCGTGGTGTCGGGCGACGTCCTGGTGTACTTCGAGGCGGACCTGTCGCACTGGCCGACGGCGGCCGCGCAGCAGGTGATCGAGACGACGGCGGTGCCGGCGGCCCCGCGGCCGGCGGCGGGGGGAGGGGGCTATGCGGAAGCGGGATCAGGTGCGGCGGGCGCGGCGCAGTCGGCGTAGGCGGTCACCGGGCCCCTGGGGCGGCGTGCGGCTGGTGCTGCCCCGTACCCAGGACGCCGACGGCCGGGAGCTGGGGCCGGTGATCGTGGGCGACGGCGCCTGCGTCTACCTGCGCCAGGTGGTGGGGGAGGAGCTGGCCGCGCTGCTGGACGGGCTGGCCACCGGGTAGCAGCTGGCCACCGCCCCGGTCGACGCCGGCGCCGGGCAGCGCGTCGTCCGCTTCCGCTTCCTGCCCAAGCAACGCGAGTTCATTGAGGACGCGCACGCCGAGCTGCTGTACAGCGGGGCGTTCGGCGCCGGCAAGTCGTACAGCATCTGCGCCAAGGCGATCGCGCTCGCCACCGTCTACCCCGGCACCACGATTGGCCTGTGCCGCAAGCGCCTGACCCAGCTGCGCAGCACGACCATGCGCACGTTTTTCGAGGAGGTGTGTCAGCCCGAGCTGATCCGGTGGTACCGCAAGAGCGAGCGCGTCGTCGCCCTCAAGTCCGGCCCGGCGCTGCGCCCCGGCGGCTGCGCGTGCCAGTCGCGGCTCGGCTGTCGCGCCTGCACGGCCTACGTGTTCTTTTTCGGCCTGACCAACGACCGCGGCCACTCGTTCAATATCCGCAGCCTCAACCTGGGCGCGTGCGGCGTGGACGAGGCAATCGAGCTGACGGAGAACGAGTGGCTGGAGATCCAGGGGCGGCTGCGGGAGCGGCACTGCGCGCTGCACCAGGTGTTTGGCGCGACCAACCCGGGCAGCCGCGGGCACTGGCTGTACCAGCGCATGTGGATCAACGCCGACCCGCAGGTGCAGCATGTCGTGCAGACCTCCACGCTCGACAATCCGCACCTGCCGCCCAGCTACGTCGCGCTGATCAGCCGGTACAAGGGCCGGTATTACGAGCGGTACGTGCAGGGCAAGTGGGTCGGCTTCGACGGCCTCGTGTACGACGTGTACGACCCGCTGGTGCACGAGCTCACGTGGGAGCAGTTCGCAGCCCGCAAGGGCTGGGGCAACGGCTACCAGACGACCCCGGGCGTCTATGCGATCCCGCCCAAGTGGACGCGCCTCGGCGGCTGCGACTTCGGCTTTACCAACCCCTTCGTGTTCCAGTGGTGGGCCGAGTCGCCCGACGCGGAGTACTTCATGTACCGCGAGATTTACCACACGCGGCGGCTGGTCGAAGATCACGCGCGCGACATTGTCCGGCTGTCGCGGGGCGAGCCGGCGCGGCTGAACAGCTGGGCGGATCACGATGCCGAGGACGCCGCGACGTTGCGCCGCTACGGCGTCAACACCATGCCCGCCAACAAGGACGTGGCCAACGGGATACAGACGGTCTACAACCTGCTGCGGCCCGACGACGCGACCGGCCGCCCGCGCGCGTACTTCCTGCGCGACGCCCTGGTGGAGGAGGACCCGGCGCTGGCGGGCGACCAGGAGCGCCGGCACCCGGTACGCACCACGGAGGAGTACCAGGTGTACAAGTACCTGCCGGGGACGGAGACGCGCAGCGCGAAGGAGGAGCCGGCCAAGGTCGACGACCACGGCTGCGACACCACCCGGTACGTGCTACACAGCCACCTGGTCGGCGGCGCTAACGCGGGGCTGCTGCGGTACATGGAGGCGGAGGCCAAGAAGCGGCTGGCCGAGCGCGCGCGGGCGCAGCGTGGCTACTGAGTTCACGTTCCAGTGCACGATCTGCGGCCACGTGTACACCGTGGTGGCCAGCCACCTCGCGGCCTGCCCGCGGTGTGATCCCGGGCACCAGGGCCCCGCGCGGCTGGCGCCGTTTTGGGGCGAGCTGCAGGTGGGGCTGCTGCGGGCGCTGCTGCACCTGCACGTCCCGTGCACGTACGCCGGTGTCCGCGGATCACCGCCGGCGGTGCCGTTCTTTGCCTTCGGGCTGTGCACGCTGCCGCAGGACGCGTCGCTGTCCGGGGCCGTGTGGACCAACCAGCTGCTGTGGCGCGGCGCCTGGTGGGCCGGGTGAGCGCCGACGGCGACGCGCCGCTGGGCCTATGCAACGCGATGGTCACCCGCACGGTGGACGGCGCCCTCTTCGTGCGCACCTTGATCCCCGCCGCCGACGGGACGCCCGTCCGCTGTGAGCAGGCGTCGATCGGCAGCCGCAGCGTGCGCGTGTACCGGGCCGGCGACGTGATCATGGCCGCCCTGACCGCGGGCGACACGGGTGCGTGGCGCACGACGACGTACTGCCGCGCGCACCTGGACCTGCTCGACCACGGCTATCCGGTGCACGCCTACGCGTACCTGCCGCCCGACCGCGGTTTGACACCTACCCCCAGGCAGGGCTAGTCACGCGCCCCATGCGGCTGGGTGGTGTGGGCGGCTTCGTCGGTGGCTTCCTCGACCGCCTGCTGTTCGGCCTCGGCCGGCGCGGTGCCAACCAGCGCCAGCGCACCTGGCGCAGCGGCGGGGCGGAGCACCGGTGGCGGGCGTGCGACGAGCGGCGCAAGAGCCGCCAGCGCGCGCAGCGGCGCGCGCACCGGGCCACCACGCGCGCCCTCAAGGCGCGCTGCGCGGGGTCGCGATGAGGGGGTGGAGCGTGACCGACCTCAAGATCATCTGGGGATACCTCGCTGGGTGTCTCTGTACCTACGTGCTCTGCGCGATCTTCCCACCGCCGTGGGGCCGCCGGCGCCCGTGAGCGAACCCGTGATTATCGGCCTGCCGGTCGTCGGTGCGCTCCGTGCCGTGCTGCGCGCGCCCGAGATGCAGGACGACGCGCCCCTGTACGTGCTTGACGAGAACGCCGAGGCGCGGCCGGTCCTCGGGGCGCAGCTGGGCGTCCCCAGCGGCTGCGTGTACCTGTACGTGGGGCCGCCCGCGCCCGTCCAGGTCGACACAGCCGCGTGGCTGCACCAGCATAACGCCAACGTCGAGTACGTGGCGCGGGACGACACGCACGAGGGCCCCGCCGTAACGGTCACCGTGCGGGCCGGGCCGGCCGCACGGCGGTGCAGCGTCAAGGCGTCTGACCTGGACGCCGCGGTGCGGGTGCTGGCGCGCGAGGTGCGGGAGCAGGAGCGGGGGCAACGCGTGCTGCTGGAGCTGCGCCAGCTGCTGCGCGCGGGCGACGTCCCGGCGGCGCTGAACTTCCTGACGCTGGCGCTCGGGGAGGCGGAGGCGCCGCCCGGAGAGGCGGCGACATGAGGCGGCGGGTGCATCCGCTGGCGACCGTGCCCTGCTACCGCTGCGGCGCGGCCATGCTGTGGGCGACGACCAAGGCGGGCAAGCTGATGCCGATCGACGCGGCGCCGTTTCGGCGCGACGACTTGGTGCCCACGGGGCGCTGGCGGCTCGAGCTCGTCGGCGGGGTGCTGTACGTGCACCACGACGTCGCCGCGATCGACGCGCCCGACGTGTACACCTCGCACTTCGCCACCTGCCCCGGCTACCTGACGCCCGGGCAGATCACGCTGCTCGAGCCCGCCCTGCAGGCGCGCATTGCGGCGCACGCGGCGGCACAGCAGCAGGCCCGCGCATGATCGTCAGCCCCGTGCTCGCCGCCGCGCTCGCCGCGCTGGTGCTCGCCGTGGCCGCCGCCGGGCTGCTGCGCCGCATGCTCATACAAGAACAGCGGATCGGCCGCCTACTCGGCATGCTCAAGACGGCCACCCAGGCACTGCATGCCCTCGGCTACCACGCGGACCCGTTCCCCACCTGCACCGTCGGCCTGTGCACGGCGACGCGCGAGGAGCTGATACGGCCGTCGTGACGTCGCTGGCCGCCGTGCGCACCGAGCTGGCGCACTTCCTCGCCGCCGACGGGACGACCGACGCGCTGCTGCAGCAGGTCGCCGCCGGGGCGGTAGCCGATCGCGGGGCAGCGGCCGTGCACCTGACCGAGCGGGCCAAGGCGGCCGACGCGATCGCGGACGGCCTGCACGCCCAGGCTCCTGACGACACGACCGCGGCGGCCATGGGGCTGCTGGCGTCCGCGCTGGCGCTGGCCTACGGGACGCTGGCCGTGCTGCTGGTGGAGCGGGGGGCTGGGACATGAGCCGCGAGGCGCCAATGCCGACGTGGAACCAGACCCCGGGAGAGGCACCCGAGCAGCGGGCCAAGCGCCTGCTGTACGCGCGCGTCGATCCCGTGCACGCGCCGTGCGCGCAGCTGCTGGGCGAAACCCTGGCGACGCTCGACGGGGTGCAGGGTGAGCTGGCCGATCACCAGCGCGCCTGGAGCGAGAGCGCGGCCCGCTTGCAGACCGCGCTGGCCGTCGCCGGCGCGCCGGCGACCAAGGTGGTGCGCGACAGCTACGGCAGCCGTGACACCGTGCCGTGCAGCGATGCCGAGCGCGTCGCAGCCCTCGCAGCTGAGCGCGACGCCGCACGTCAGGCCGCGCTCGCCGCTACGGCCGACGCGGACGGGGTGCGCAAGGAGCTCGAGCAGGAACGCGCGCGGTCGTGGGAGGGCTGGGAGCACCACTTCTATGACGAGGAAGCGGCAGCGCGGAGTCTACTGCCGCGCCCGCCCCACCGGCGGCGCTGATGGCCTCGCGCCCTGCCTTCTGGTTCGCTGCGTGGGTCGCCGTCGGCCTGGCGGTCAACGCGATCTGCTACGCGGGCGCGCGCCGCTTCCGGGCCGAGCGGTGGGAGGCCCTGGTGGGCAGGCTGGCCGACATACCCCCGCCCGTCGCGGCGATCGCCTTGGCGGTGATCGTGCCCGCCATGGTGCTCAGCTGGCCGCTGTATCTGAGCGCGGCCCTGCACGCTGGTCTCGCCTTCCTGCGCCGGCGACGCTGATGCAGCGCGACCAACTGCACGGCCAGGCGCCCCCGCCCGTCCCCGGCGATCCGCCGCCGATCGCGGGCCGCGCCCGCGCGATCACCGCCGCGGCCGCACAGGGCCACGACATGGCGACCGCCTTTGGCGCCGACGGCTTGGCCGCCTGCGCGCAGTGTCGCCGCACCGTCGGCCTGGACGACGTCGAGCAGCCGGTGGGGCCGGCGCTGACGGGCCGCTGCCCGGGCCGCAACCACCCGCACCGTCTGCAGCGGCGCCGCGCACGGACAGGGGAGTACGGGCAGCCGCTGACGTGCGTCGAGCCCGGGTGCGGGTTCACGATCAGCAACGCGCAGGCGGCGCAGAACCTGGGGCTCGAGATCCTGCCGGAGCCCGATGCCTGACGAGCAGCCGCCCGACACCGACGTCGTCGGCGCCGCGATCGCCGTCGTGCTGTCCGCGCGCATGTCCTTCCCGGGCATCGACGGCGTCATGGTCAACCTGACCGCCTGGCAGCGGCTCGTGGGGACGCTGGTCGCCTGCGGATACATCCTGGCGCCCGCACCGCCGGTCGAGCAGCCGCCGTCCGTCCCGTTCCCCCACCTGTCCACGTGCCCCGCCTGCCGGCACGAGCGCCACCGCACCGCCTGCCCGGTGCCAACCTCGCGCTGGCGTCGGTGGCTGAGCGGGCTGCCGACGTGCTCATGCACGTATTGGGATGCGCGCTGGTCGATCGGGCCCGCTTGACGTGCCACCCCTGCGGGAGGAGAGAGGGGGCTAGGCGCGCGCAACGCGGAGGGTGTGGGGGACGTGGGGGCGGACGGCGGACGTGAGGCGACGACGTTGGCGGACACGCTGCCAGCTGACGGTCAGATCGTCCCCGTGCGGACACGTACCGGTGATGTGCGGCTGTACCAGGTGCTCAAGGGCAACCGCTTCCGGCTGACGCTCGTGCCGCTGACGGAGCGACAGGAGCTCGAGGCGCGGGCGGAGCAGGACCGGCGCCACGCGTACGCCAGGTTCCTCCTGGCGATCAGCGTCGCCGGCGCGTACGGCGTGGCCCGCGATCGCGAGGAATACCCCGACCTGGTCGCGTACGCCGACGCGACGGTGGAGGCCAACCCGGTGACGCTGCGGTTGGACGAGGCCATGCAGCACCTGCGGCCGCGGATCGCCCCGCCCGACGTTACAGCGGTCAGCGGGCCCGTGGCGCGTGCGGTCGGCTGGCTGCTGGGAGAGCGGCGTGCCTGAGCCCGACGGCGATCGCGCGGCGGCCGACGACTACGGGCCGAGCCCCGTGGCCGCCGCGCTGGTGCTGCTGCGCGAGCACGACGCGCTCGATACCTGGGTCGATCAGTGGCGCGAGGCGCACCGGATTGGCTGGGCGCTCGGCCGCCGGCTAGGGCAAGGCCATGAGTAGGGCGGAGATCAAGCTGGGCGGGCGGCCGGCTGCTGATCGACGGCGCCGAGGTCGGCCGCGTGCTCAGCGTCACCCTCGGGCACGACATGGCCGACGCCGTTGTCAAGTACAAGGCCCCCAGCGGTGCGGTGCACATCACCAGGTGCGCGGGGTTGCGGCCCCTCGACCTGGAAGCGGCGCAGTCGGACGGTATCCTGCCCCCGTGTGACCAGCCCGCGTGCAAGGGGCACGTGCGACATAGCGACGGCACGGTCAATCCGCTGTGCATCCACGATCCCGCGCGGCGGCGGTTCGACCCCGCGGAGCTCGCCGCTGACGTCGGCCGCGTGCTCTCCCAGGTCGTACCCCGTCCGTTCCTGGTGCCCACGCGTCGTGACCCCGTTGCGCGCGCCGCAGTCGACGGCATGCTCGGCGCCGGCGTAGCTCAGGCGGTAGAGCGCGTCACTCGTAATGACGAGGCCGCCGGTTCGAGTCCGGCCGCCGGCTCGCCGGTCGGGGAGGCGCTGCAGCTGCCGCGGCCGTTCCTGCCCAAGCTGCGACCCTGGGGCGGCCCGCGTCCTATTGGCCTCGACCCATGGCGAGCGGCCTCGTCCACCCCCTGGTACGTCATGGGCACCGGAGCGACGACGCACGCGGCGTGGGAGGACTCGTGGGAGGACTACTGCCGCAGGGCCCGCGGCTTCGTGCTCGAGCAGCTGGTCCAGTTCGTCAGCTGGGCGGGCCTGCCGGAGGTGTCCCCCCACACGCACCTCGTAATCACCCTGCGTCGTGGCGAGTGGACCCACGGGGTACAGCCGCACAGCTACCTCGCGCAGTACGACGTCGACGTGTGCACCGGATCGCGGCCCGACGGCCCCGACCGCGAGGTCTACAGCTACGGCGAAGCGGTCACCGCGTTGCACGGGGCGGCCTGGCAGGCCGTCGCCGCGGCAATCGACCGCGCGGGCCGGTCCATTGGGCCGGCCGTCGCCGTATGGTCCGAGCACCCCATCGCGTTTGCTGACGAGGTGTGCAGCGAGCAGGGAATCACCTGGTCGCCTCCGTACGGTCGCTTCCGCTGCGTCACGTGCGACCACCTGCTGGACGAGCTCGAGCTGGCGTGCCACCCGCAGGGTAAGCCGCCGGCGCTGGACGGGACGCCGGCAGCGGCGGTCTCTGCGGCGGTCGACGTCAAGCTGACGATGGAGCAGCGGACGCGCGCCGAGGACGACGTCGCCACCGTGCTGCGCTGGCGCGACGAGCACCTGGCGCTGCTGTACCAGGCCCTGCGTCGGGGCAGCTGGACGGACGACCACGCGCGCCTGGTGCTCAAAAAGGTGGGCTGGTTGCTGTGAGCATGACCGCCGCCGAGCGCACCGCGGCCAAGGCGACGATGCGTACGCACGGCATCGTCAAGATGGTGACCCACGACCAGGCCTGCGCCATCGTGGCGCGGGCCTGCACCTGTGCTCGACCACCCATAGAGATCGGCGGCGTCAGCTTCGGCAGTCACGCGCCCACGTGCGCCAAGCTGGCGTCAGCCGAGTGCACTTGCACGCCCGACGTGATCGTGGCCGACGACGCATGATCGCTGTGGGCGACACCGTCTCCGTCCTGGTCCGCCGGCGCTTCGCGCCGGGGCTCGAGCTGATCGTGTGCATGATCGCGGACGACGTGCGGCCCGGCTACTACGCCGTGGCGCACGCCGAGCCCGTCGACCTGCGGCAGTGGGTCGAGGACGGGCCGCACGCACACGTCGCGGACGCCGTGGCGGCGCTCGACCGCTTCACCGCCTGGCTGTACACGGGCATCGGCGCCCCGGGGGGCACGTGGCAGTCGCCGCACGTGTGACCGCCAAGGCCGTCGCCGGTGCGACGCCGCGCCGCACGCGGACGGGCAAAGCGCGCGACGTCGTGCAGTGCAACGTGCAGCTGCCGGTCGGCGTCGACCGCGCGCTCCGCTGCTACCTGGAGCGCACGGGCGCGGCGCCGTCCGCGTGGGTCGCCAACTTGATCCGGCAGGCGCTGTGGTCGACGGGGGAGCCCGCGGTGCGCCAGCTGCTCGCGGGGCACGCCTAGCCGTGGCCGACCAGCCCACCACCCCGCCGCCGGCGGCGCTGCCGCGCATCCGTCAGGGCCAGCCGTGGCTGCTTGCCTGGTTCGCACACGCGACGTCGGCGCGTCTCGCGGGCGTGATCGCCGAGGGGACGGTGCTCTCGGGCCAGAAGCTGGTCGCCAGCATGTACGTGCGGGCCGCTGCCAACGGCCAGCGGCCGCTCGAACGCGAGGCCCCGCTGTGGGCACAGCTGGTGGGCGAGGTTGGCCCGTGGGAGACGGATCTGCCGACCGTCTACGTGACGCAACCGTGGGTGTTCGTCGTCTTCGCCCAGGTCCACAACATCATCGCTGCCCTCGCCTACCCGTCTGACATGCTGGCGCCGCAGCTGGCGCTGGTGGCGGAGATCTTCGCGCTGCGCGGCAAGCACGAGATGGAAGCGGAGTTCGCAAAGCCGGGCGACCGCGGCGCGGGCCTGTGGGTGCCGGGCGCCGTCACGGGACACTAAAGGGGGCACGCGGATGCGCGTCTACGTGGGCGGCTTTACGGGCGACGGCCTCGGCGGCGTGAAGGAATGGGAGACGTTCCTGGCCGAGCACCGGCGCGCGCCTGAGCCGCCGGGCGCCGTGGTGCAGATCGTCGTGCACCCCGACGACATGCCGGCGCTGCTGCGCGCGGTCGTCGGGTCCCGCAATGCGATCACTGGAGAGCGGTTTGAGGTGTCCCCGCCGGCCAGTGTACCCAGCGACGTGGGCCACTACATCGACCGGGTCAGCGGCCGGCTCATCCCGGTGGTCAAGTCCGCCACGGTGCCGCGGACGCACGCACCCGCGGCCTGGTTTGATCTCGGCACGGGCCACAGTCATGCAGGCCAGCAGGGAGGTGGTGCGCAGGCAGGTAGCTAGTCGGGACGGGGCGCTGCCCGGTCGGAGGACACACCGGGCGGCGCACCCGCAAGGGGGCTGCTACTACTAAAAGCAGCCGACGCTAGTAGCAGGTTGGGAGTTGGGTGGCGGAGGACGGGGCGGCGGTGGCGACAATCCTGCAAGAGGTCCGGTGCACACGCTGTGGTCAGGTCCGCGCGCGCACCGAGCGGTACGCGCAGCGGATCGACGCCGACGGCGGCGCGTGGCGTGCCCTCACGCGGTGCGTCGCCCTGTTCTGCACCGTCTGGTCGCGCGCCCTGGCGTGGGGCACCTGATCCCGTGCCCTGGCGCCCCACCCACGACCGGCCGTGCGCGACCTGCGGCGCGCTGTTCACACCGACCGGCCCGCGCAGCACCCGCTGCCCGACGCACGCGCCACGTGCTGTGCGCGCGGACGTGGTGGCGGCCGAGCACGCGGACACGTGGGGGCGCGCCTGGGCCGGCGTGGCGGCCGGGATCCGACTCGCCCGTCAGCTGGCGCGCCCCGAGGAGTCGGCCATGATCGCGTACGCCGACGAGCTCTACGCCGCCCCGTGGCTGGCCGTGGCCATGCAGGCGTGGCCGGTCGACCGCCTGGTGGCGCGGCTCGAGAATCCCGCGCTGCCGTACACCGCCGTGGCGGCCTGCGCCGAGCTCGAGCGCCGCGGGCTGGGCACCTGCGGCGGCCACCGCTTCACCTTCCACGCCCGAGAGGAGACCGCCGCATGACGACGGCACGACGGACCCCACCGACAGCACGCACGCGCGTCGGCGTCGCCTTGCCCGACGGCGCGACCGTCGAGGCGATCGGCAAGCTGCCGCCCGGCCCACTGCTGGTGCGCGTCCCCACGTCCTGGCGCCCCGACCATATTGAGCAGCTGCTGGCCCACCTGGGCGCCCGCCTCGACCGCCAGCTGATCGCCATCCCCGCCGAGTTCGGGATCGTCGAGCGCAGCGCCGTCGCGCCGGGCGGCGGCCCCGAGAGCGCCGAGGTACCCACAGGCCCGCGCTGCACGCAGGGCGATACGACGGCCGACGCGCAGCACCGCTGGCAGGTCGACGCGGCCGCCGGCGGCTTCACGTGCCGCGGCTGCGGCTGGACGCTGACCGGCCCCGGGGCACCCGGGTTGCTCAACGATCGCGGCTGGACGGTCGAGCCGGGTGCGGCGCTGTCGCCGGCCATGGAGGTGTGGAACGCGCTCGAATGGCTGGCCGAGCACGAAGGTGCGCTCAGCTACCGCGCCGGCCATGGGTGGACGGCGCGCGTGGGGCGCAAGGACGCGACGGCCGGCGGCCTGGTCAAGGCGGTCGCCCTGTGCGGGCAGCTGATCGCGGGGGCGCCCAATGGGTGAGCACCGGCACGCGCTGCCCTACAAGGTGCGCCCGGGGCCGACGGCCCCACCGCACGGACGCGTGCAACCGGCCCGTGGCGCCGCGCGGGCGGCGCAGCGACGCGCGCAGTGGCCCGCACGTCGACGCCGCCGGCGGGACAATCGTCGCATGCTCCGCCAGCGGCGGGTGTCGGCCCTCTGACATGCGCTACCAGCTGGCCCGCGTCGCCCGCCGCTGCGCCTGGGCCGAGGTGGGCGCGGAGCTGTGGGTGCGCGACCTAACGGCCAACCGCCCCGTGTTGCGGTCGTGGCGGGCGGACGGACTGCCGACCGGGCGCACCGCGATCGGCGTGTGCAGGAATACGACGGGGACCGAAGCGCACACCGTGGCCGTGCCGGCCTTCGGGTGGGACGGATACCCGCTGTGGGTCACGCGCGGCGACGAGCTCGGCCTGGTCAGCCACCTGCTGGGCGAGGACGGCAAGCCGCTAATCTTCGACAGCCGGAACTTCGAGCTGCTGCCCGAGTGGGCCGACGCCGTGCCGCTGTCGGTGCTCGTGCCCCCGCTCCGTCGGCCGGCCGTCCCGTGGCCGCACTGGCGTGCCGGGGTCGCCGCCTGACGCGGCCCTGCAGCAACCCGCGCTGCCGCCGGGTGATCCGGCGCCGCCCGAGCCAGCTGCGGCGCGCGCGCAATCCGACCTGCGGCGCCCCCTGCCGCGACCTCGTCCGCGGGCTGGTCACCACCACGCCGCGGCGCGCCGGCGGCCGCACGCTGCGGGACGGCTACGCCTACGTGAAGGTGCCCCCGGGCGACCCGCTGGCGAACAGCGCGGGGTACGCGCCCGAGCACAAGGTGGTGGCCCGCAGCGTGCTCGGCCGGGCGCTGGCAGCCGACGAGCGGGTGGTGCGGACGGCCTACCGGCGGGACGACAACGCGCCCGAGACGCTGGTGGTGACGTCGCCGCGGGGCAGCTGCCCGCTGCTCGAGCTGGCCCGGCGCGAGCGCGCGGCCAGCTAGGGGCGGGGGCCGGTTCCGGTCGGCCCCCGCCGTCGCTGATCGTCGCCCCCGGAGCCGCGCACCGTCCACGCACAACCCCCACCAGGGAAGTTGGTCGGGCACGCGGTGCTTGCACAGTGGGCCACCCTGACGGGACCACCCCGCCAGATGCTGCCCGCCCGGGGACGGCTACAGGTAAAGTCGGTCGGCCCTGTCCGTGTCAAGACGGGGGGTTGGGGCCGCGTACAGGGATAAGTGGAGCAGCCGGCGTGGCGGGCCGCCCTTGTCAAGGGTGGCGGACAGAACTACAGGGAAATCGTGCCGGCGCGGCGGGCTGCGGCCTTGCAGCACCCGCACGCATCGCGGCACTAGACCGCCCGTGGTGGGGTGGTGTGGGGTGGTGGCGGTGGGGCGGGGCGGCCTGGCGTGAACGTCAACCTGCCGGCCGTCACCCACCAGCCTGCGGTCGACGTGCTGCTGCGGTCTATGGCGGCGGTGCAGGCGTGGGATCGCGCGCACCCGCCGACGGCCGCGCCGCCGTCCCTGGTCAAACGCGCGGCCCGCCGGCTGCTCGGCGTGCGGCCGCTGGATGAGTGGTACGGCCCGTCGGTCCCGATCGACGTCGTGGCGCCGCAGCCGCAGCCGGTGCGGCAGTGGGATTACCCGGTCGCGGTCAACCGGAACTGGACACCGCGGGTCGAGGCGCCGATCGACTTCTGGACGCTGCGCCACATTGCCGACGCCTGCACGATCGCGCGCGGCGCGATCGAGACGCGCAAATCGCAGCTGGACCGCTTCACCTGGACCGTGCAGCCGCGCGACCAGGACGTCAAGAAGAAGGACTATCAGCGCGACCCCCGGATCAAGGAGATCACCGCCCGCCTGCGCAAGCCGGATCGGCGCCACGGGTGGAAGCAGTGGGCGCGCATCCTGGGGGAGGAAGTGTTCGTGATCGACGCCCCCTGCGTCTACGTGCAGCGCGACGTCGCCAGCCGCGTGTTCTCCCTGGACATTGTCAGCGGCGACACGATCAAGCCGCTGGTGGACCTGACGGGCCGCATGCCGATCGACGGCAGCGCCGCCTACCGCCAGGTGATCAAGGGCGTGCCGTACAAGGACTACACGCCCGCGGACATGGTCTATTACCCGCGCAACCCGCGGGCCAACAAGCTGTACGGCTTCTCCCCGATCGAGCAGCTGATCCTGACGGTCAACGTGGCGCTGCGGCGCGAGCTCGCGCAGCTCGAGTGGTTCACCGCCGGCAC